CCCGGACTTCAAACCTTTCCAGAAAATTATCGACAGCGCGGATAACGTCTACATCACCTGGAAGTTGACGGAGTGGCTGCCGATAAAGTTGCATTGGTATAAGTGGCAGCCGGGATTTGCCCACGACAGGAACTGTTCCTCCTACGACAGCGAGTTCGACGAGTTTTACCAGAACTGTAGCCTGGTCACGGCGGACAACTTCGACAGCGCGGTCAAAGCCATTAGACGTCTCCTGCCCCAGACTGCCTACGTCCCAATCGATATTGAGACGGACGTCCCTGATGAGTCGAGAGAGTGGTTGAAGATTATTGCGGAAAATCTTGGCGGAAAGAAAGCGCCCATACAGGTGGACGTGCTGGAATCAAAGATAGTGGGTATGTCCATCACTATCGGCAACAACCTCCAGTACACTTACTACTTCTCAATCAATCACGCGGACACAAACAACATCACAACCGAGCAGGCCCGGGACTTGGTTCTCAGTATCGACAAACCAAAGATTGCCCATAATGCTTCGGGCTTCGAGATACCGGTCTTTTACCTGAACTGGGGCGTCTGGGTACCAGATGTCTACTGCAGCCAGATCGCTGCCGGCTATGTGGATGAAAACAACCCGAAGGGGCTGAAGATGTTGTCCCAGAGATACTTCAACTACAAACAGACTTCCTATAAAGATGTGGTCGGTATTGAGGAGCCGGTGTTGGACGACGCGGGAGAGCCGAAGCTTGACGCTGAGGGCAACGTCGTTAAGGCTTTCCGGCTGCGCGGTATGTCTGAACTCACGGGTGCCGAGACAACCGCTTACGGTTGTGATGACACCATTATGGGCGGACACCTGTTTAACTTTTTCGAATTGGTGATGGACGTCGAGGAAACTTTCAACGCCTACGCCGCTGTCGAGAGCGACGCCATGTACATGACGGCTTCCGCCTTTGTTAACGGAGCCAACATCGATCTGGAAGAGCTGGAGAAAATTAGACAGGAGGATAAAGCAGTTGCCGAGCAGTCGCAGGAAATTATCGATGCGTATCTGATCAAGATGGGCTGGGAAGGCTCGGTGTTTGTGCCGCTTGCTGACCTGTCTCCGGCAGAAATAAAGCGGGGCTTTCTGATGATCACCGGGGATGTGCCGTTGGCTACTCGTTTTAGGAAGTTGGACAAGATTGTCGCTGCCATTCTTATTGAGGCGGATGTGATGGCGTCCGGTGACACAACGGCATTGCTTGAGCAGTATGCGGCTTTTCTTGAGGCTGAGGACGTCGGTGGCGCGAACCAGTTGCTGGCCGATAACTTTGTCCCTCGAGTGGACTTTAAAGTCAACTCAGTGGTACAGAAAAGAAAGCTCCTCTATGAGGTAATGAACCTGCCTATTCGGTACTTCAATCAAGTAACGGATGCCATGCGGGCAGTCGGCCGGGACAAGGGCGACCCAGCCACGGATGAGGACGTACTCAAATGGGCGAAAAAAGACGCGGAAGAGGACGAAGTCAAGGTCATTGACGCCTTGATCCGGGTGTCCAACTACAAGACCAGGGAAGGGCTATTCTACAGCTCATATCCCCTGCTTGTGCATTGGAGAACAGGCAAGATTCACCCGTCACTTAAGCAGTCGTCCACGACGTCGAGAAGGTTCGCCCCTGCAGGTCCCAATGTGAATCAGCAGCCAAAGAGATCTGAAGAGGGTAAGAAAGTCCGCGGTTGTATTAAGCCGCACCATGAGGATGCTGTCATCGTCGCTCCGGACTTTTCCGGGCAGGAGCTGCGAGTTGGTGCAGAAGAGACGCAGGATGCGGCGTCGCTTGCCTGTTTCGTCGGGGACAACCTGAAGGACCAGCACACCATTACCGCCTTTGCTATCTGCCAGAAACAGGATAGGGAATTTGCTACTTACGAGGAACTCGCTGCCGCTATCGACGACAAAGGCAACGAGCTGTATGCTGTCGCTAAGGAGTACCGCGGGGTCAAGGCCAAGCCCACCAACTTCCTGTCGCAGTACGTATCGATAGGGGGCGGGGCGTGGATGTTGGGTAAGAAGTTGCAGATCTCGGAAGAGTTGGCGCAGGAGTTCCTTGATGCCAAGTCTGAGGCGTTCCCCGGTATTGACAAGTGGAAGGAAGAGTACGGTGCTCAGATCCAGAGCCAAGGCTATTCAGAGACTTTTCTTGGGGCAAAGAAACACATTATCCCATTGCTAAAGTTCTCCGACTTCAACCACGTAATCAGATCCGCCTTGAACTTCCGTATCCAAAGCTCGTCGGCAGAGATGACCAAGCTGGTTATGGGCGCTGTATGGCGGGCTGGGTTGCTGCAGAAGTATGATGTCCGGTTTCACTACCCAGTCCACGATGAGTTGGTTTTCAGCGTTGCAAAGAAAGATCTGCAGGCTTTTGCCCTAGCATTGAAACCGATCATGCAGCAGCAGTATGCACACATGACTGTCCCTATTGTTTCCGCTTTCAGCGTCGGCCACAACTTCGCCGACCTCGATGAGATTCCATGGGAAGGCTGTGAAGAATGGTTGGCGAAGCAGGAAGAGCTGGAATTGGCTGATGCGGCTTAAAGGGTTTGTTGCAGCAGTGGCTAAACTGGTAGCCGTTTTGGAGTTAGGCGCAAGTATGTTCAACAGATCTCCAAGACTGTAGGTTCGAACCCTGCCTGCTGCAAGAGAAGAAAGTAGTATCGAACCCTGCCTGCTGCAAGAGAAGAAAGTAGTATCAACCAAAGGATGCGCGTATGAAAAGATTCAATAAACTAACTCCTGCTCAAGATGAAAGGCTTGCATTATTGTTGGAAGAGATGGGAGAGGCCATCCAAGTTATTGGGAAAACCAAGAGACATGGATTTGACAGCGCACACCCCGACAAGCCTGAAATAACCAATAGAATGCTGCTTGAAAAAGAATTAGGTCACGTAAGGCACTCGATGATCAGGCTGTGTGAGAGTGGGGATCTATCTGAGACAGAAATACACAAAGCTGCAGGTATGAAGAGAATAAACGTATGGCGATATCTGCACCACCAAGACGACTGATACCAACTGATTATATGTCAGAAAGCTAAATAAGGAGGGAAACAATGGAAACAATGAAATATTTGGGTGGGGTTATTCAGATTGGATGTGCTATAGCGGTTGGCTACGACTCCTCATGGGTAGCCGGTGTTGTGTTGATTCTGTTCGTTATAGGGCACAACATGGAAAAGCACACGTAACGGATACTTAATAAGAAGGAGGTCCAAAGTGGCCAGTGAAGAACACACGTCCTTTCTACTCCGGAAGATCCCACGGGATCTTTGGGGGCGGGTAAAGACAAAAGCGTACCAGGAGGGCCTGACGGTCCGGGATTACATTCTCAATGTGTTAACAAAGGAGACAGCAACGTGGCGGGAAAAAAAGACGGCGACGGGAAAATCGCCGAAGGAAAATTCACAGAACACTTGAAAGAGTTGATGAAAGATAAACTCTGGTGGGGGCATAAACTCCCTGATGCTTCGGTATGCCTCGGCCGAGTGCCCGCCCAACCAGCGGATTACATGGTTACATACAACGGCTCTCCTATGATGTTGCTCGAATGCAAGGAGAGTAAGAGTGAGACGTCCGTACCGGCGTCGCGCTTCACGCAAGTACCTAAAATGACTAGGTTTGTAATGGCAGGGGGCAAAGCCGGGTTTTGTGTCTACTTCCGGTATGCAGTAAAAACTTACTGGATCTTTGTCCCTTTAGAAGATGCCAAGGCTATTGATAAGAGCTTGAAAGTCACACCCGACTACAAGCGGTACACGGATATTCAATCATTAATGCAAGACGTTAAGGAGGAGTTATCTAAATGAATAAACAGTCTGTTGAGGAAAAAGACCCCAACGGCATTGATGCTCATTTGCCTGGGGCTAAACTTGACGCCGGAAAAGTAATGGCTGGAGTACTTAGTGATTTTTCTCTGGCTTTAATCGCGGTGGCTGAGGTTGGGACTTTTGGTGCTAATAAGTACAGTCGTGGGGGCTGGCAATCAGTCCCGGATGGGGAAGTAAGGTACTTCGACGCGGGGTGGCGACACTTGTTAAAGCGTCGCCATGAGGACTATGACGTGGACTCAGGACTGCTGCATGACGCACACCGAGCGTGGAATGTACTGGCTGAATTAGAGTTGAAACTGCGGCGAGAGCAGGAGTCGGCATTAAAGCTGGGGGCATAAGCCACCAAAAACTTAGTTTATAAAGGAGAACACCATGAACTACACAAGGGAAATTATTGAAGCAATGTTCGCTGACCACCGAGTCCTGCAGGTCACCTTCATTAAGGAGAAGGACGGCTCGGAGCGGAAGATGATCTGCACCAAGGACCTCGGCTTGGTGCCTACAGAGAAATGGCCTAAGAGCCCGCCAAAGACTCCGTCCGAAGAGTCCTGCAACGTCTGGGAGCTTGAGGTGGGCTGGCGCTCCTTCAAGTACAAGAACATTATCGACGTGGTCCCGGGAGAACCCTATGTGGAGGTTTAGGCTAAAGCTGTTGGCGTGGTGGGGCTGGCCTCATGTCATGCTGTGGTTGTGCTGTTTTCTTCTGGCCACGGAAGACTATATGGTTTGGAAGTTGCTGTGGTGCGGTCTGGTGATAACTCTATTGGCTGCCTTCTGTTGGCCACCTTACCCGAAGAAGCCACTGATCAAGTGGTGGGTAGTGAGCCGAGTTAGGCGAAAAGGCGGGTGGTCGCCATGGAACGACGAGGCCTGGTCCTTGGACAAGAAAAAGGTATTGAGCTACGTTAAAACTTGTAAGGAAGCGTTCCCTGATGTGGAAATGCGGTTAGAGGCAAGGGAGGTCATAAATGAGTAAATGCTCTAATCAGCAATTAACTGTCCTCGCTGCCGTATCCGGGGCTTTGGCCGTGATGTTGGCGCCTGGGAAAGTATCTCAGGTGGTACGGCGACGGTTCATAGCAGAGACTGAGGACGTGGTCAATGAAACCATATCGATGTGGGAGGCTACGGGTGATGACATCAGGAACTTCGAGCGCCACATAAAGCCGACGTTTCTCAAGTGGCATTCCTTTATGGAGAGCCAGAAACGGATACGGTTGACAGGTGTCAACCTTGCATGCATGTGTGCCAGAGTAATCCAAGACCAGCTGGATCGATCTTCTGATCGCCGGAAGAAGTACATGCTGGAAGAGATAGCCAAACGGATCGAGATTATCCATAATTACTTTGACGCCGAGGGCGACAACTTTGTGGCATATGATGAATCAGCTGTTCTCATGGACTATCTGTATAAGGAAATCGATTGGGAATTCGATTGGCGAAGTTGAAAGTAGTATCAACCATGGGGGGTGGGAACTAAATGAGCTTAGGTGTACAATTATTTTGGTGCATGTATGTAATTTCTTTTAGCATATTACTTGGCCCGTGTTTTAGCATTTTTGCTTTTACTTTCCATAGTTTAAGTACCAAAAAGTGTGTATATATGGGAATTGCGTTAGACTTGTTGGCAACAACTATTATAGCTATAAGCGTAGTAGCATGTAGAGCGTAACAACGCAAGATACTAACTGATAATATGTCAGGAAAGGAGAAAAATAAATGATAAAAGTAATCAACGATACACACCTTGATGTGCGCCGTGTCGGCGGCACCACAGAAATCTCTCGGGCGGCCTTGCAGGAGTACACTGTGGAGGAGTTCCGGAAGTTACTGTTTTCTTGTAGCGACGCGGACCACGTCGTAATCCTTGGCGACCTCTACGACCGCGCCAAAGTCGAGGAGTGGATCTTCTGGCAGGTTTACGAAATGCTGGTTGATTTCTGTGATACCAATCCAAGCTGTAAGGTATTGATAGTACGAGGGAATCACGACAGTCGCAGCAAGGACAGGCAGAACATGTGTTCCCTGGAGCTACTCATTAAACTGCTGGCACACAGAATAACTCCGGTGTTTGAAAAACCCTACACCTTTGAAGACGAGGGCAAAACACACAGGATAATCCCTCATATGTTTAATCAGGAGGAGTTTGATCTGGAGTTGTCGAGGTCTAATCACCATGTGGATTTCCTGTACCTGCATGCGAACGTCGACAATCCATGGGCGAACGGAGACCACTCGTTAAATCTCAGCAGGGAGCAAATCAAGACCCTGCACGACAACGGCGTCACTGTCATTTGTGCTCATGAGCACCAAGCCCGTCGTCCGTTCCAGAATGTTTATGTGATAGGTAATCAGTTTCCTACATCGATAGCTGACGCCCTCGGGAATAGCCAGAAGAGTTTGCTGGTTATATCCGAAGGTAAAGTCAGTAGAGAAGTTACTTGGTTAGCCCAGGGCTCGTTCTACGACGTCCCTGTAGAAGCCCTTGACACAGTGCCGACCACAGCGCAGTTTGTCCGGATAAACGGAATTTCCACAAAAGCGGAATTTTCCAAGACTGTTCAGACCATCGATCAGTTCCGCAAAAAGTCCAATGCCTTTGTTGTCAGCAACGCTGTCGCTGTCATTAACGAGGACCAAAGCATTTCCGCCGAAGAGGTCACCGGCATTAATGTGATCGAACTGCTTGTCGCTGCTATTCCGGAGAAGTTCCGGGGAAGAGTAGAGATATGCTTAACTGAGGGAGTCTAACAAATAAAAGGAGTAATAAATTATGGGATTATTAAATGGTACGGCTAATTTCGTTGAGTTCAAGGTCGGTGGAGGTGAGCTTCCGGATGTATCCGATCAGTTCATTGAGGAGCGGGTTGAGGCTTGGGGATTTAAAGATATCGACGACACCTACGACGAATATGCTTTCGGCTGGGTCTCGGTCCTTGATATGTTCGACAGCAGCTTCGTCCAGCCGGTTAACAACGGCGACTACGTAGTCATGTCCATGCGGGTTGACGAACGCACTGTCCCCGGCGCTGTCCTGAAGAAGGCAGTAGCCAAGGAAGAGCGTCGAGTAATGCGAGAGAAGCAGGCTCCTCGCTTGAGCCGCGGCGCCAAAATCGATATCAAGGAGCGGGTTAGAGTCGACCTCCTGAGAAAGGTGGTACCCACCCCTACCGTAGTCGAAGTCTGCTGGGAAGTATCCAAGGGCGTGATTTTCTTCTACTCCACGAATAAGAAAATGCAGGCCATATTCGAAGACCTGTTCAAGGAAACTTTCGGCCTGGTCGTCAGCCAGGAAGTCCCCTACACTGTCGCTGAGCAGTTTGCTGCGGGTGGGTTGGATAAGGTTACTGAGTGTCTATTCGTGTAACCACTAAAATTTAAATAGTATAAGGAGAACCATAAAATGGACTTAGTAGACATCATTGTAGAGAAGAAATTTTTCGGCCAGGAGTTTCTGACCTGGCTATTCTGGAAGGCGTCCACCGGCGGTGTCGTTACCACTGAGGAGGGCGACGTCCAAGTCGCTTTCGAGAACAAACTCTTGCTCACTGATGCGGAAGGAAAAGAGAAAGTAGCCTGTGCAGGGCAAATGGATATGCCCGAAGCTATGGAGGCCCTGCGTTTCGGCAAGAAAGTACAGATGGCGCAGCTTCGTCTGACAACGGCAGATCAGGAGTTCTCTTTGGCGATCACTGCGGACCTCCTCGAGTTCAAGGGCGTGAAGTTGCCAAAGACCGCGCCATTGGCAGAACTTCCCGGAGAAGAGCAAGAGGCCGAGGGCTTTATCCTTGAGCGTGTCTATCTGTTTAGAGAACTCAGGGACCGCGTCCACGACCTGCTACAGGCCTTTACCGTCGTCAGGGCTGGGGATGGGTGGTCTACGGAATTGACCGGGATCAGGGAATGGGTCAAAGCCAAGTAAATAATCAGAGCCAGCCTGAAGCTTGGGCTGCTAACTTATAGGGATTTACGATGGATAAAGAAGTGTACTATCAGGAAGACGTCGACCAGTGGGTGGCGGAAAATATGGAGCAGGACGCCAATAGCCTGTTCAACAGCATGCTACCCAAACACAGTGCAAAGTTGGATAAGCTGGATAAAAGAATACGTGATTTGTTGACAGAAATACAAGAGGTTTTCCCGGACGCTTGTTATTACACAGCTTCTGGAGGTTTTATGCTAGTGCTAGGAAGCACCCATAGCAGCGACCGCAAGAGTGAGGCACAGCAACAGCGATCAGCTTGGGGTGGTCTAGCCTCAATTGGTGACGGGGACTGGTAAAAATTTATTAGAGGAGAGATAAAGTGAGAATAATTGAGAGTCTGAAAGTAATAAATTGCGGGGTGCTCGGTACCCGATCCCTCAAGTTTACAGAAGGGTTCAACGTCGTTCGCGGGGCCAACGAAGCGGGCAAGAGCACGGTCCTTGAAGCGATCGGCATCGCCTTCTTTGGCAATTCCGCCATGCGTGGCACCTGGGAGGACTTGGTAACCGATGGAGAGAAGGTCGGCAGCCTACTTATTGAGCTGCACTTTGACCAGTACACAATCAAAAGATCCCAGTCGTCGGCCTCTGTTGTCAGCGACGACGGCCAAGTCAAAATCGCCGGCCACAACGACGTCACCGCCTTCTTCCTCCGGTTGTTTGGTCTTGAGAAAGGCACTGAGTCTTACATTATGATAGCAAAGCAAGGCGCTATCCAGGGGATCTTGGAGTCGGGGGCCACCGACGCTACCAAGTTTATTGAGAACCTGGCTGGCTTTGAGCAGATCGATAACTTAGTGGCTCGGATGAAAAAGAAGTATCCAGTCGTGGACAAACAGGCCTTAGAGCAACAGCTACTATCCCTCGAAGTCAAACTGGATAACAAACTTGCCGAAGAGCTGCCGGATGTTGCTACGGATAAAGCTGATCTGCAGGGGAAGCAGGACAAGCAGCGAATAGCTCAAGGCAGGGTTGACCTTGCAGTGTCGGACATCAATAAGTTGTCCAGCCAATTAGAGACGCTCAAGGAACAACAACAGATTTTCCGGGAAACAACAGCCACGACCAGGTCCCAACAGGTCTTTGTCGATGATCTGAAGACAACCCAAACGGGATTCGCTGCTGAGATTGATAGCCTGAAGGTAAGTGTCAATGACTCAAAAGAAAAGTTGGCGGCAGCTCAAGCCTTCCTTGACCAAGTGGTCAGGAACCAAGCCGACTTCGCCAGCTACGAGAAGGTCAGGGACTTCAAATACTGCGAGGAAACCTGGGACGAGGACTTCGATTCTCTTACGGCAGCGCTGTCGGTAGAGAAGTCTTCCTTAATTGCCTTGGAAGCTCAGGTCAAAGCCAACGACAAGAAGATTACCCAGCTGGAAACAGCAACCCCGGTGAGTGATCAATTGACCGCCTTGACTGTGAAAAGAGACGACTTAGTGCAGCAACAGGCAGTCCTTAAGGCCATGACTGAGGACAGCGAGGAGGTAAAGAGGATCAAGGAGGCCTTGATTGAGAACGAGCAGGTTACAGCTGTTGCCAAGTCCAAATGGATAGAAGAAAAAGTATGCCCGACCTGTGGGACAGATCTCGAGGAGAAGGCCGCTGCAGTCAACGAAGCCGTTGGTATGGAGCTGGCCGTCTTAGGCGAAGATAAGCATGTGCTTAAAGGGTGCTTAGAATCTGCCTATAAGATCCAAAAAGAAAATAGGTCCCAGCAGGAGAAGGACCTGAACAATGAGTACACGAAGACGATCAGGAAACTGGAGACAGTAATAGCAGCGCTCAAAGTCGCTAATGACAATGAGATCAAGAAAATTGAGGCTCTCACCAGTGAGCTGCAGCTACAGATAGCCGACTCCAAAACAACCATCCAATCTATGGAGGGCATAATCGACTGCCAAAGCAGGGTCGAGGAGCTTTTGGAGAGTGTTGCGGACAAGGTCACTGTAGACAAGACGCTGTATCCTTGGATTTTGTCCTGGGCTGGAGTGGCACCACAACAACCCGACCAGGACCAGGTCACTCAAGCCAATAACGACGTGGTCTTCTGCCAGGACATGGCTTCGCAGTTGAAGTCCAAGAATGAGCAGTACCAGAAGTGCTGCAATGATATAAAAATTGCAGAGGAGAAACTTGTTGTCCTGCAGGAAGCTTTATCCGAGCTTGTGGATCATACAGACAGCATAGACGATGCGGTTGCGAAGATAGCTGCAGCGAAATTGGAGTTGTCCGATCTGCAAGTTGTTTTGCAGGGCTGTATAGAAGAGGTCAGCGCCGCCGCTACTAAGCTTGCCCTGGACGAGCAGGCGGTCAGGACCCACGCCGAGGCTGTGCTGGAGATAAAGGGGGATATTAAAGTGGTGCAGGGCAGCATACTGGCTTCTGCAGAAAACAATGGCCTGCACCGCGCTGTTGCCGACGCCCGGGGCGTGGTGGTTGAAGGGGTTTGGAACAAATTGTTCGCCGTAACCAACGAATGCTTCTCCCAGATCCGAGGTACAGTTTCTGATATCACCAGGGATGGAAAATTATTTCGCGTAAATAATATGAAGACGGTAAGGCTGTCCGGATCGACGTTGGACTCCCTTGGCTTGGCTATGAGGGCAGCTATTCGGGATATTTTTGCACCGGCTACGGACTTCGTTTTACTCGACGAAATTGCTGCTGGCGCTGACCCGACAAGAACAGCGGCAATGATGGCACAAGTGGCTTGTTTGAACGTTGGGCAGAAGATTCTGGTAACTCATGAAGAAATTAGTGATAGCCTGGCAAACAACATTGTGGAGGTTTGATTATGACAACAGAACAGAACAGAGCGCTATTAGAAAATTTGGAACTTGGGCAAAAACAGAGTGTGACGAATGTGGGTGCGAGTTCCAAGTTACCCGTACGCATGAAAGAGAATTTGTTGGTAAATTAATATGTGGTGATTGTGAAACATGGGACAGGGCGTATAAAGAAGGATTCAGCGATGGCGCCAGAATGCTTGAAACTCTACCCCTCGGGGAGCAGAAAGCCTCGATACTCATTGGCAGGATGGCAACTGGCAATGTAATAATTCAGGCTGATGGGAAGTTCGTTGAAATCCCTAAACAGTGGCTTAAAGAAACGGCGTTAGGGGTTATTTCTTGTATGGCTGATATTTAAATGAGGTGTGAAGTGAGCAGGAAAGAATATAAAGTAAATATAATAGGCAGCAGGAACCCAGCATTAGTGGCCTATGAAGTACTTAAAAGCATGAAGGTAGACATTAATGAGCAGACGTTTAGGGAGGTCGCAGAGATTTGTGGGGATAAGGAAGGGAGCTTTATCGTCTCCACCTACGAGGATCTGCTGGCATTAATTGAGTTGGGTGGGTTCTCGATAGTGGTCGAGGACGGAATTTATAAAGCAAGAATGGAGGAGTGATGAAACTGTACCGATTTGTAGATCAGGGATGGAACGCTCCGGTTTACCTCGAGACTTTCGAAGTGACCAAGGAGACGCCTGCAGGGTACTGGATTGAGGACTACACTACCAAGAATGGTAAGCGTTGGGTGTCAAAGACCGGTTTCAAGCGCTACGCCTACGTCGAGAAGAAGGGCGCGGCTGAAAGCTACGTCAAAAGGAAACACCGCCAAATTAACATACTCACGACCAAGCTGGATCAGGCCAAGGATAACCTCAGCTTCTTTGAGAAGAATCAGGAGAAGCTTGTTGCCGAGGAGCCCGTTCGGCTTATCGGGTGGGACAATGGAGGTAAAGATAGTACGGTTGTGATGACGGGTACAGCTACCAAAGAGGCGGCTACTAATTTGATTAAGTACCACCTCTCTGTTGAGGCTGCGCGGATCGAGCCCCATACCTGTGTAGATGACGGTGGGTTTCTACTTGGGGTTTGTAAAATATGTGGCGAACTATTGAGTTGGCCTTAATAAAGGAGGAATAAGAAATGAAACTAAAAGAGATAAGAGGAATCCTGAATAACCCTAGTGATATGGAAAACGTAGCTGAAGCCAAGTTGGCTGCTTACGAGTTGGTCTCAGAGCTGGAGGATCTCATAGGTGACAGGTGTCAAGTTTGTGGTAAGCCTGCTGTCTGGTATGTCAAAAGCTTTACTGATTGTGAGCATACAAATGGGCTGAGTTCTAGGACATTCGGTGAGACAGAGGTGTTTTGTCCGGAGTGCAAGCCATGAAACGTACACACGAAAAGACCCTAAGACGCCCTGATGGCAGTAGAGTAAGAATTATTGTAGAAGTAGGCGTGGGTGCCTATCACAATCAATTGGATTACTCCCACAGGGTTGAAACTTGCGCCAAAGGTAAGAGAACTTGGACGCAGCCTTTTGATACGGACGCATATAACTACAGGCGTATGGGAGATCAGGAGAGGGAGCGGCATAGAGCAGACTCCATTCGTATGGTGGCAACCGACGAAGAAATACTCGCCGCTAAAATGGAGTTGTGGCAGTCAATAAAACCAACAATTAAACAGGAGCAATAAGAAATGAAGAGAATTTTGGAGCAGATAGCAGAGATCAACGCAGCGAATAAAGCAGGTAAACGTAAACTGGTCCTTGAGTACATGCAGGGCAAGGACTTTAACCGCTTCATGCGGTATTGTCTGGACGACTCTCTCACTTTTAATGCTACAAGAGTCGCAGCCACCACACCTATCGAGGGCGACTTCTACGACAAGCTCGACGAACTGAACCTTAAGGGGTCAGCCAGTAAAGCGGATAAGGAAGAGCTGGCTAGTCTTGGCAGCCAGTCGCCAGAGCACCTCGAGGTCCTTAACAAGATCCTACGGAAGAATCCGGACTGCGGCTTTTCGGCTAAGTCACTCCACGCTATCTTGCCTGGGGAAATCGCGTATTATCCTTACCAGCGTTGCAGCACGGATAAGGAGTTGGACAGAATATTCAACACACCTACAAGTAGTGGAGAACATTACGCATTCTCAGAGCTTAAAGAGAACGGGCTCTTTATCCGGATCAAAATCCCTACTGGTGGCAAACCGATCTTTGAATCCCGCAACGGCAAGGTCTTTGACTTCGGCGACCAATTCGACGCCAACTTCCTTGCCCTAGACCCAGGTATGCTCGACGTCGACGGTGCGGACTTCGAGATGTTCGAATCCGGTGTGGTTTTTGAGGGTGAGGCCCTGGTCCTTAGGGAGAAAGTTGTGGACGGCGTATATCCTTGGCTGCCGAGAACAACAGGCAATGGGATTACAAATAAGTTCCAAGGAGGTTATGGCAGTCAGGAGGAACTCAGCCGCATCGGGTTCTCAATATGGAACTGCCTGCCGTACAACGACTGTATCGACGGCTATAACCCGCTCACTGTGGAGCAACGTCGGGAATGCGTGGCGCAGCTGATCGATGCCGCCACTATCGATTACGACATCATTCACCAGACGGAAACCAAGAAGGTTTTTTCTAAGGACGCAGCCTGGGATCACTACTATGAGATCCGCTCTCGTCCGGTACCAGAAGGCGAAGAGCCGCTGGAGGGCGCTGTCTGGAAGCATGCGGATGAAGTCTGGCGGGACGGCACCAGCCTACTGATGGCCAAGGGTAAGAGCGTCAAAGAGTGTGAGGTAGAAATATTTGGCTGGGAGAAAGGCAAGCCAGGTGGCAAGTACGAGAACGTCCTTGGCTCTCTCCACATCCGCAGTTCCTGTGGTGGGCTGGTCGGCAAGTGTTCCGGCATGACTGATGCCATGCGGAACGAGGATCCGGAAACCTTCGTAGGGAAGATTTGTACGGTGAAGTTTAATGCCGTGTCCCAGTCTGAGGACGCGAGGAAGGCCAGGTCCTTCGACCACGCGAGATTTGTAGAGTGTCGCCCGGACAAGGTTGTTGCTGACGACCTCGAGTATATTTTGAAAGTAAAATCAAAGAAGAGGTAGCCAATGCATGAACCAAGTCCAGAACACACCGCCTTATTCAACATGCTTAAGGAGCAGCTGCTGATCGTGTTCCTTAAGAGAATGGGCGGCGCTGTAGAGGTCCCTCTGGAAGAGCTGAACGACACCGGTCAGGACTTGTTCCTGATGCGGGTTGACGAGGACAACAGCTTTCACTTCAGCTTAACCAAAAAGAATTAAAATAACTGCAAGGGCTTATCCTCAAGCCCCTGCCTATAATGGGTACATTTCCAGGATCTCACCTAAAGTAATTTCCCTGCCACCATACCTCCCGTGGGTGTGGTGCCACAGGTTGGCACTGGTTGCTCGGCAGGAGGTGTAGGCGCCTTCAATGCTGTAGGCTTCCTGTGCTGCCAAGGTCGGGAACCTCTCGACGATAACACCGTCCTCCTCTGATAACATATCCGGCGTCTTCCGGCCCCGCTTATGCAAATGCCCCATCCGAACCATAACCCTCTCGACGTCGACGTCGCGGGCGAGGCCTCTGCGGATAACCTGTTGCATGGCATAGGGCGCGATCCGCTTTTCGTTGACGTCACCGTGGGTGGCCATAAAGACAGTATTGCCCCAGGTGTAGAACCGGTGTTTCTCAGGGGATATATCGATTGTAATCTTTTCGCAATTCCGGAAATGTGCGTACAGCTGGATTGTCAGTTGTAGGGCTGCGTGATAGTCGTGGTTACCAGAAAGGACTATGACGTGGACTTCTTCAGCGAATTGCGCGGCGATCTCTATGCACGATACCGAGGTCTCATACGAGCACCAGATTATCTTTGCGAACCGGGTGTCGGTGTCTACGATATTGTGTGACTTCTCTGTAGACCCGCTTCGGTTGTCCGCTGTCTGGTTGTCACCGCCCAGGATTATCACGGCTCTTTTCACTGGGCCGAATGAGGCGAACAGGATCTTACCGGCGGATACCTGTAAGTGCCGGGAAATCTTGTGGTCGTAGTCGTTGCCGGTTTCTTTAGCCCAGGCCAGCATGCCGTGATGGGCGTCGAACACCGGCCATTCAAGCATTAAATTTTTATTGCAGTTACTGACCGGTGGAAGGGTAAGGCTGCTGATGGGGATACGTTCTGACAGGAACTTAGCCAACTCCTCGGTAGATAACATCGGGGCTACTCTGTCCCATTGCTGTATGACTCCGCCGTTCTTGTGGTGGACTGTAGACTTGGTACACTCCCAACCAACAGGAGCTACAGGAGAGAAGTTGTCAGGGGCAAAATTAACACCCTTCTTATGGGTGAGCCAGAGAGTTGTTCGGAGTGCAGCCCTGCTCACTCCCAATTGATTCGCCGCTCGACTCTCGGACTCCTCACACTCAAAATAAGCCTTGGCATGGGCCAGCTGAACCTCTGTCAACGTTTCCGGGTATTTATCTGGAGCCGTCATTCAAGCCTATTGGGAAGACAAAACAAGCCTAGTATAATCGTTCTTGTATTTCGCTGGGGTACCACTACCACCCGCGTTGTAAAAATCTGAACAGTACTCAGCCATCTCATCGATGTCGCTTGGAAGCTTGCCAGGACACATCAACAGCTTTAGACGGCACATTATGGTTGAGTAAATATGGTTATACTGCATTTGCAAGGGGTTTGGTCCAGTGACTCCACACAAAGACTTTATCCTTTGGGCTAAGCCTTTGTTGTACCTAAGGTAGTTTTCCCAGATGTCGATCTCTGTTCTGTGCCGGCCGTACTTGTCTCTGCCGCACTCCATACCGTAGAGGCCGCGGGCAGGACCACCGCCTATCTGCTGCAGATGGGTGCCCAATAGGGACTCGTGTGCAGATATCATCAGGCCCATGTTCTCGGCTTCCTGGGACCACTTATTAAGCGGGCGCAAAGAAAATTTACTTAAATCCCGTAGGCACCCAACTGCGAACATTTAATTACCCCTAAAAAGAGTTGGCACATGTCGCCTCGTTGTTATAGACTTGAGAGTGGTGTCCATACAATCAGGACATATACCATGGCTAATATGTAAGTAAGGGCAGGTAGGGAGGAAGCGGCGATGCCGCCCGTCGATGGCTACAAATTTGAGGCACATGCAGCATTGGCGGAGAAGGATTTTACTCATGCTTTTTCCTAGGGCAACAATCGTTCTGGCAGTCTCTCAAAGCAGCCCAAATTAAATCATCACCAGACCGCCCCTCGGTCTTTACTTCTTTTATTACGCTCCTAAGATCCCGCCACATAAAGCCTAGAACAACAACGAGTGCGCCACCGACGGTCGCTAAAATAGGCCAGTCTGACGCCCCTGTGATTGTATACGCCTGGCCCTGCATGGCGGAGGCTATTTTATCAAGGGCCTCGAGCAACATTCTTGTCTGGTCTGGATTCATTTTTCTCCCTTAATTCCCCAAAATACACCAGCCCCTATGGTGTCGACGGCGTTATAATAAGTCACAGCCCGATAATTCCTTAGGTGCTCCAGAACACAGCTATCCGATCTTTCTTTAATGACGGTCAGCAAATTATGCAGGAGAACACTATTGGAATAATGGAACCCGCCCCAGGTCGCCTCGCACACCTCCCACATAACGTCATGTATGTGGCAGGGTACAGAAACTGGGAGGCCAAGCATAGTGTCAGGGACAACAATATTCCCAAAGCCTGGACCGGGACCGCACCTTGGGGGGTACTTATTGAAAGTATTCTGAAGAAACTCCATAGGTCTGCCTGATATAACGGGCACAACCAAGGCGACCCCGTCGAAGACTACGACCTCGGTAATCATATTTTTTTCGAAGAGGCTTTAGTGATGTACAAGTTTATTCCCACCATGATGGCGATCATGGCCTCTGTAGCAGTGGACAGCATCTCCGGTGGCATGCTGTATTCCGGAGCCGCGTACTTAATGGCGAGCAGAATCAAGCCGCCTACTGCGTTGGTGAGTAACTGTCCCTTCTTCCATGAAGCGGGGTCTTTTAGTTCATCGCCGTATCTTGCCGCTTTGAGCAAGTCAAGGAGTATCATATTTCCCTCACTATATTCATTTTATCCGCTCTTTAACTCTCTTCCACATTCTGCTTAAAACCTTAAATGGTATTGTAATTTTTAATACAATAGGCCTGCCCTTGATCCCCTTCATTAATTGGAATACCGTTAGCATCTGTCAGAGTTTCCATATAGTTTAGCTATAGTTAAAATAATATACCACGCCTAACTTTTTAAGGTTAACACAACAATTAAGCGGTGTAAACTAAATAGTTTAACAAACTAAGGTGTCAATAGGACAACGCGGATGACAACGCGGATGACAACGCGGATGACAACGCGGATGACAACGCGGATGACAACGCGGATGACAACGCGAACTCTGACTCCGCTTATCAAGGTTCGAGCCCTTGTCCCCCAGCCAGCAACGGCAAGGAATGCCACAAGATGATTAAATAGCCAAATTGACAGGAGTTGACATGTCAATTTGCTTTCCTATAATGTCTTTTAGCTTGTCAATCATGCTCTTAAAATTTGTTATGCTAATGGTTGATAGTAGTTTCTAATCAATCGTATTTGCCCGCACCTTTTAGCGGAGAATTGCTCAACAAGGTGTAATCACCTTGACTTAGATAATCGTCAGGATTGCCAGTAAACGCTGCCTTCGGCTCGATGATCGTCCACGCCCCATCTGTGCGGATATAGTTAGCCCACTCTGCGAAAGTGCGGGAGCCAAGACCAAAGTGCAGTAGTAACGCTTTAAACCCCTCTAGGGTGTCGTTAAACTTAGGAGTTCCTCCATGCCAGAGCGGTAGAGTTATACGAGGGCTAGACGTCGAATAGCAAGCTAGGGCAAAAAGGTCTTCGGTCAGAGTTGTCCCACCCATCTGAAGATACGGGAAGTTATACATATCAACATTGCTGCCATAAAAGTACATTGTTGATATGTTTATACCCCCTGAAGACTGGTTGGCCGCTACGATATTCGGGTTGTTTTGCAACTCTGTCGCAACCGACGCCCTGCCAAGCCCATATGGTGCTGCGTAGGTCTTGCAGACATAGGTCGTTGATGGAGGATCTACAGCCATTCCCGTAACAGCATTGGCTCCATTTCTATCTGTTCCACTGTTGATATATGCTTCAAGGTCGAGTATGGCCTCGGCTGTCTCAAACCCTACAAAAGCGGCATCATCCATCTGCATCACGTAGCTGGACGAAATACCTTGACCTGTCACGGGGGCCAAAACACAAGCTGGCAAATAGGCTGAGTTTTGGGCAGCATTTGTTACCGCCGCCGTCACGGTCCCATCCCCGACGATCAGACCATTAAGTGCAGCGACCAGAACACCGAGGGAATCATAGCTGGCGTTGACTAGATCAAATGCCTGTGGAGTTCCGTTTATTGTAATAGTGAGCGTACCGGTCCAGGTTGTAGAATCGCCGGTATTGGTTGTGGAAATATCCAAGATCGGACTTGTCCCGGACGCAGATATAGTAATGAAATTAAGGTGCGAAGCGTTTGAGTGTGTGGCTGCGTGGCTGCTGACTTCATTGCCGTTAGCGATAAGCGTTCTCATATCGTCTATGTTTTGCGCCGTCGGTCTATTTTGAGGCTTTCTGCCGTGACAATCGATGGCATGGGACAAAACCACTTCTGGATTTAGTACCGCAGCCGTAGCCCTGGAAACTGTCAAATTATTGCGGTCGTCGTACCTGACAATAAGCTCACCTATTGGAGTGTTCCTCGGAGCAGTAAAGTATGGCAGCTGGTTAGTCATGCCGTTTGTTATAATAGCTCTGTTGGATGAGTCGAAGGTAGCTATATCACCTCCAACTCCGGTCATATAGGCAGTCTTATGCCAGAAGACGTTTGTGCAGACCGGAGCCCTGCTGTCTCCTCCGGTTGCTAAAGGATAACAACCAAAGAAAGCAGTGTCTGTGAGCAAGACATCGGTTAAGGCAGAATCGCCAACATTAGCCCAAGGTGCAGTCGGGGAGGTATCACCTGTATTTAGAATAAGACTTTTTCGAACCGTCAACGATGACCCCGCCACAGTCATTGACACTTTTCCGCTATAATCCATAAGACAGTTGTCTATTGTTAGATAAGATACTGCTCCGCAGTATATAAAGCTTGCGTCAAGAGGGGTAGCTTTTGCTACCCTTTTTAATTTACACCTTGTCCATGTTATAGTCGCACCTTGGCAGAGCTGTGGGAGGCTACTGACATAATATGGACCAATTATGCAGTCAATGAATTCAACAACAGCACCCGGAAGATACCTGACTGCATACGTAGTAGTAGCTGGATTGGTTGCCGTATGCTGCAAGTTGACAATTTTTACACCGACGGTGTCTCGCGGGTACAGCATACCGGAGAGCGTAACTAAACCATCATGCCCGATACTCTTGCTGCCCTGCACTGTTATCCCAGCATATATCCCCTGGTTTACTCCAATATCGTAAGTCTTACCGGACACACCCCCGGATATCTCGACCACTTCCCCCGTGCTTGCAGCTGTATATGCAGCGAGGACGGTTGTAAAGGCATTTGCCCAGGATAACCCCGTACCTGTACCGGTAGCGGCAGAATCTACATACCAGTTCGGGGTAGCCAGTGGTTCCGGGTCTGGCCAAGGGTACGGACCGATGTCACCCGCTACCAGTTTTAGGTACCACGCAGCTTTGGCTATCGTTGCCGAATCTGTACCGCCCTCGTAGACAAGGGTCTGGGTGGCGTTGCCGACAATATTGCTATACGATCCGACATTGAACCACGGCTCTGCCGATACTGCGGCATAGAAGGTCGCGTAGTCTGCCCAGGTTACAGGTGTCGAAGGATCGGTAAAGAAGAACGCCTGCTGATCGGCGGTAATCAGATCATAGTCATCGACTGATAAGCCGATATCATCAACCATTCCGGGAGCCTTAAAATAAGCTATCGGATTGCCGGGGATACCAAGTCGACGACCAAAAGCAGGGTGAGTTGTAGACCCTCTGGCGGACCTACCTACTGAGTTATTCATGTGTTACCTCAGGGTGCGCTGATGTCACGTAGACCACAATCAGCAATTGTAGCCGATTTGTGCGGGCGCACATAAGCTGGGGCGTAGAAGGTGACCTGGTCATTTCCTAAGGTGATGCTTACGGGGTCACCGCCCAGCGACATTGTCCTCCAGCCTCCTTCAGCGGCCGGGTCCTCGACCTCAAAAGCAATAGACTCAGTACCCTGGAGGGTGCCAATAATTTGAAAGGTGACAACCCGACCGCCAATCGATATAGGGTCGAGGATAACTTCTGCATCCGTAGCTTCTATCAAGGGATCCCGTTTCATGTTACTCTCCAATTAAATTTAAAGCAGCTTACCACGCTTAAATAGTTAGGTAAACTAAATAGTTTTAACCTCGTCTAATTCTTGCTCAGGGTGTTTCGTTGCGCCCTTTCGTCTTTCAGTAGATTCCAAATCCACCTAGTCCCCTTCTTGCATTTTACCCACTGATACCCACCTCCGGCAGTGCAAGTCCATAGGCCAAGATCGACCATAGCCCAACAAACGTAATAAAAGATTGCCTTTTTCATCGTTTCCTCATTTGAGTATTCGCAAATGTCCCTGGCTTGCAAGCCCCCGAACAAATGCAGGAGTGCCACCTTTGCTTTCGACGTTATAGCTGTTTTCAATAACAAAATTAATCAATTGCTTTAACCAGCCCTTTTTAACAAATCCCCTGCTTGTGTCAAGTATCGTGCGACCAAAAATATTTACTAGCAAGAAATCTGTTGTAACTGGGCAATAATCAACTCTTGATGGCGGTTTTGTCGCAAGGTACATGCTGATCATTTTAGCCGTATTCCCTAATTATTATTATTATTCGTCCCACTGCCACCAAGTGCATTTAACATCTCAACAACAACTGATGGATGATCTTTCATATCTCCATGGGTAAGCCCATTAAACTCAATCTGTACACCACCTTCTATATAGGTCTGCTCTTGAGTTGCTCCTTCATCAGCATCCGAGTATAGGGATGTATATAATGTATCATCTCCTGGGCTAGGATCGTCAGGAACAGGGTATAATCCGGGACAGGCATTTATAGCTCCGGCAGTAGCTATAAAATTCCTGATCGAAGTAACCCCGTCAGAATGCAAGCGCATGTAGTCAATCCCGTTTTTAGCGCCTCTACTATGTCCAATAAAATCAACCCATTGTGAGCCAGTACTTGCTTTTATTGCCGCAATCTGAGCAGCAACAAAAGGCATATGGTCCTCTGAGCATAATAAATTATTATCTACATCCATAGACGGTGCAAAGATAAGGTTTTCGTCATATCCGGCCGCTACCAGCTGTGGGATCAAGTCAGGCCAAGCCGCTAACCCACTGCCATACATTCCATGCATCAGGAGTATAGGGACTTTTAAATATGGTGGTGATAGTTCGGGGATGTACATATCACCGGCTGAATTTTTGTATAGCCAAAACGCTCCAGCAGGGCTAGGTTCTCCGCACACCGCATCTGATCCGCTGCAATCCTCATCTATGTCATTCCCACATATATCGGCTGCCCCTGGGTTAATCGATGCATTTGAATCGGCACAATCCACAGGGCCACATCCGTCACCTTCGATTGAATAACTATCACCGTCTGCATCTGTACATTCTTCAGGGCAGGTATCAGCTAAACCGGAACAGTCTTCGTCTACAGCGTTGCCGCAAATTTCATTAGATCCAGGATTGATTGCATTATCAGTATCATTGCAGTCCTCAGTCATTGACACAAAGTGGCCGGGGATATAGTAATCTGAGGGGCAAGACTCAGGGAACACATTTCCGACACCTGGGTACAAATCTAAATCATAGTCAGAGTAACAAGTAATCTGAGGGGCTGGTGGTGATTCATCTGGCGGTACATAGCCTTCGTACACTATAATCTCATCTTGCCACCACGAAAAAGGTTCCTTAGCCTCTGAAGATGGGAACATAACAAATGTTTTGAATGAAGCTGTATCAGGAGTATCTTTAAACTTTCCGTTATACATATGAATAAGCAACTCGTTATTTAACCAGTATTTTATCTCACCATCAGCAGCTGATGGTGATGAAGGTAATTTTACCCATTCAGTCCACTTCACCCAACTGGTACCGGGATTAGCTGGGGTACCTGAATCTAAGTCAGCAGCAATCCACCCTTGTCCGGGTAGTGATGTGTAAGTTCCGTCGCCGTTATCGTGAGGGTAACCCATGTTTTGGTTGTACGTTACCATATCAAGCCAAGTAGCAGGACGCATATCACCTATAAATCTATCGACATACCAATCTCCCATCGGATGAGGTGTAATAGTGGAAGCCCAAAGCACCCCGGTTGTGCCTATCAAAAATCGATTCAGTTTTATATTCCCTCTAGATATATTTTCAATAGGCTCGGAGTATTTAGCCCAACTAGATGTTGTTATTTCAGTGTATCCAGAAATGGCGTTAGTAGTTAAAGTATGATTCCCTGACCCATATCTAATATCTCCGTTGGGTAATGGGTTGTAAGTCCCTTCTAATTTGAGGCACTCACCAGAATAACAGCCTAATGTTTCAAGCGTCCTTATGTAGCCGCCTTCAGCATTATTATATGCTCCAGTACAACTGCTTGCCGCTGTACACTTTTGATATATTATATCGCCAGTGGCCGCCAATAATGACTGTGCAATTAAAACAAAAAACAGTGTTATATAGTATCTCACTCCACCACCTCGGAAAAATCAGTACCAGAAGAAAGAACTTGATCAAAATAACATGCAGCCCCAGCCCCAGACCACCCCGGTCCAGTTAGTTTCATTTTATTAATTGTCACTTCAGATGAGTTCCCCGTTACACTTAATATAGGAGATGCCGGTCTTGTAGACGTTGAGCCTATGTATAATTGACCGTATTTGTTTTGTGCATCTAAAGACAACCAGATATGTATAATATCTCCTGCAACTAGTGTATAAGCATTAGTAACACTCGTTGTTCCATTTTTCAGGAATACTCCAGTTGGATTAAAGGAGAGGGTAAATACCGTAGTTGATTCCTGCTGTACTTCTAGTACTGCTGCTATAGCCCCAAAAGAGTGTCTCGGTCTAAACATAAAATGTATAAACGTTTCAGAGGCATCCGTAAAATACGTGGCCGCTGAAGTTACAGCAGCTGAATAGTCAATCCTTAAAGACTCAGCCCCTCGAATGACATCAACTCCTGAATAGTCTGGATCTGCTCCAGACGAAGCAAAACTCCATGACTCCCCATTATCAACACCAACACCCTCGAAGTTTTGCTCAGTATCAAAACTGGATGTAACATACTCGTTATTCCAGTCAACTAATCCGGTAGTGTCTATATAATTCCAATCTCTATCTGCGAAACACTCATATTTACGAAGTGGAGATACACTAAAAGCGTACACCCCTGGTGTACAAGATTCGTTTGAGTAGGTTGGCACAGAAACTACTGGGGCACCAACAGTTAGAGAGTCAATTTGGGATTGAATTGACTCTCTAACACCATCTAAATGTCCAACCTCGTCCGGTGTCACGTCAACAGGCCAGTCTGATAAATCTCCGGTTGTTTCAGCTCCAGCTGTACCTAGGGGGGCGGCGCCTATATTTTGCAGAACCTCTTCGTTGTTTAGTGATCCCAACATAACTTCGACAGCAGCAGAAACCACCTGCACATCTGCAGAATTCTGTTTTGTTGCTAGAGCATTACCAACTGCAGGTTCTGATGGCACAGAGGTAGCTGATCCCGATGGATTTACTGTTTGGACAATATCTACAGTTCCACCAGCCTCGTCCCTAACCTCCTGAATAGCGGCTTGCACATTAGTTGCTGTAATGCTACCTTCAGGAGTAAATGATACTTCTGCGGCTGTCTGGTCGTCAGTGACTACAGGTTTATTGATCAGATCTCCGTAGTCTTTGTCCCAGGCAGCAAAAACTGGATCAGTTTCAGCTGCAAGATAACCCGCTCCGTTAGACAGTTGGCTGTTATCCGTTGGTACTGTGGGGATGTCGACCAAGTCGGCTTTCAAGTCAGGATCAAAACCGTAATCGGCGATTAAACTAGTAAATCCCGAAAAACCGCTACCCTCCAAGTCGGACAAGTTGAGGCTTTTTGATGTTCCGTCAAAAAACGAGAAAGTGACTATCGCGTTATTTAAAGTGATCGTGTTAAGGAGTTTCCCCCAAAGGTAGGTAAAGTTACTGTTGCTTGATACCGCATTGAGCTCTACAGTTTTTGCCACGTCCCCTGTTTCAACAACGGTATCGCCTGCTGGGTCGCCGCCCCCGGCTTTATAAAGATAGGGCGGGATAGTTGTCATTAGGTTCTCTTGTGCGGCAAAAGAAAACACAGGCCAAAACAGACAAAAAATAAGTATCGAGAATTTTTTCATTTTACACCTATGCTTTCTGTTGACCTATTGAAGGGAGAATGTTGCAACGCTGTCAAAATCTGAAGTCACACCCGCCAAATCTATCTTGGTTTCATTCCCGTAAATATATCCGTTTGCTAACCCAACACTTACTTTGTTTTGAAACGTATCCTTGTCCACCTGTGGGGCATTACCTGACTCAAGAACATTAATAACAGAGTTCAAAACGGTACCCCTGTCATATTTGTTAATTTCACTCAACCAGTAGTTTAAACCTGGAAGATCCGGAACTCTATTCAATAAATTATTATAAATACGGTATATAAAAGATTCGTCTGTCATAAGTCCTTCATAACTTTCAGTCGCATTAACGACAGACTGGGCCACGTGATTTTCGGGCTGGACTTCCAGTTCATTTGCCCAGTAATCCAGGCCCGATTTTTCTGGACCCTTATTGAACATGGCGATGTAAAATCCAGTGGCAACCTTGTGATTTGCAATGTCAACTATATCGCTTTCAATGGCTTGTATAACCGCTGAAGCAATAGTTTTGTACCCCGCAGAAGTAGGGTGATAGTGATCATTCAATGGAACATCGAAGAGGTCGTTACCTATCACAACAACGCCTTGTTGTTCACTTATTTCAGTTATACGGGCTGCAACGGTGGTGAGCTTACTCTGCTCTGGGGAATTTATACTATTAGGCATTACGACATACGTTTTCTTCCCGGTTACTTTGCAGTTGTTGATGAGGGTGTTGAAATCACGGACAAACTCGTCAACGGCAACAGATACAGCATCGTTAATACCTAGACTTATTATCACAACAGACGACTTGCTTTTTGCCAGTTCATAAATTGTGCCCGGCGGATTTGCTATTAATACAGGCTCGTAGGGTGATTCGTCACCGTCTTTGATTCCGAGATGCCAATCTACAGTTGCGGAACTTCTGGCTTTATTGATTACCGAACAATTAAATCTTGATGTTATTAAGGCGTATTGAAGCATTAAAGGTATGCAATAGTTACAGTCGTGCGTACGGTCTACACCGTTGTAGTACCCTCGTGAGGTGGATTCGCCGATATAGTCGATTACTAGTCTTTTCATTTGGCTCCCTTTAATGTTCTTATTTCATTCTCAAGTGAGGTTATTCTTGAGGCCATTAATTCAATCAACTGTTTCATTTCAATATCCAGCTGGCGAACAGCTCCATTAGTCAGATCGTTAAACGCAGATACATTACGACCAATCATCCAACCGGCACCATTGTAATCAAGTAGAAGTTCTTCAATGTCTTCAGCAGTTAGCAAATCCCCATTATCCGCCTTTAACTTCTCTCTTGCGCCGTCTTTATCCAGAAGCCAATCGGGCAGGGAATTGAGATCGAGGAAGTTTGAATTGTTCTTTGGGTCCACTACGGCTACTTTCGTTTCTTTCTGCATAACAGGGTCAATCTTCTTTTCCATCCTTGGCTTGAACTCGGCAAGAATAGCAAGATCATCCAGCGTGTCATTGTAGCCTCCCCCATTGTCGTGAAATGAAGTAGCGTGAACTTCTTTCCAGCGATTAGCGGTATAGCCAAGATACATAACGTTAGTGGAACGAGGGAAGAATCCAGTCTGTTTAACAAACATCCTGGATGTACCGGCTGTTTTAATGTCAACTATGCCCGCAGTATCGCTACTATAAGAACCGCAATCCAGTATTATATCCTTTCCTGAACCAGTCGTCTTTGAGGTTATGTCATAAGCACTGTACAAATTTAAGTTTTGCCTGGCCTCTACCGTTACATCCGGCCCCATCAATCTCATTGCTATCAGCCCTGAGTATAGATAATTCGCCGTGCTTGCAAAAGTAATTTTGCCAGCATCACTAAAGGATAATGTACTATTACCTATTGCATTATTGATCGTGGTGCTGCTTGTCTTGTCAGCATCACTTGGAGGCTTGGTCCCTTGTAGGTTAGTATAATAAACGTAATTGTTATTTATTGATGTACTGCCGTAATCAGTGACATCAGCGCCTGCTTCTATCCCCGATAACTTATTGCCGTCAGTGCTATTAAGCGTAGTTAGTGATGTCGGCCTGGAGTCTACACTGGTCCAATTTGCTGTCGTTGCCGCTGTACCTATGTCGGCGTTTACTGCCGCGGCAATGGCACCCTTGATATTTACAAGGGCAGCAAAATAATCCTCCGCTTTGGAATTGAATGTGTCTCGAACTATGTCAACAGTAACGGTCAATTGTGCGGTTTGAATCCAAAGCGGCAGCGAGGCGTCCGAAGGTGGATAAGAGGCGGGCGGAGTCCATGAGCTACCCGCGTTGAGGTATGTCCCCCATGCATCAAAAGAACTTACAAGGGTCGTGCTGCTTATGCTAAAGGTTGCGGCCTGGGCCTTAACTTCAAGGTATTCGGCAGTACGAGCAAACCACCCTTCGCGCATTGCCGTTTTTTCGTTAACCGAAAATTTGTTATCTGCAGACCACTCGCCAAGAACACCCAATGCGTTTGCAGCGTCAGCGGCAGCCTCGGTTGCAGCAAGTTTTGCTGCAACCACCTCCCCGTTAATGGCGTTTTTAATAGTGATGAGTGCCGAAAAGTACGATTCGGCTTTGGTGTTAAAGGTTGACCGGACGATATTGACTGTGACCGGAAGCTGAGCCGTTTGAATCCATAAAGGTAATGAAGCGTCCGAAGGTGGATAAGCATCAGGTGGAGTCCATGGGTTACCCGCATTTAGATAAGTCCCCCATGCATCAAATGCTGCAATAAAAGACGTTGTGCTAATACCGAAACCCTCAGCGTCTGAAATTGTTTCAAGATACTCAGCAGTTCGAATAAACCAGCCTTCACGGAAAGCAGTCTTTTCGTTGACAGTGAATTTCCCATCAGAGGCCCATTCGTCCAAGACGGTCTTGGCATTATCAGTGTCAGCCTTAATAGCTGATATAGTGTTGTTGATTTCGGTAGACAGACTTATCTTCATCGCGGTCAATGCCGCAAAGTAGACCTCAGCAACACCGACAAATTCAGACCTGACTATTTCCTGTGCTGTATCAAGATTGGCTTGCTGAATCCATGACGGCATTGTAGCATCGCTGACTGAGGTTGGTATCGTCCAAGGTGCGCCCCCGTTTAAATAGGTACCCCAGGCATCAAACGCAGATTCAAGCGGCGTTATTGCTATACCTAAAGCTTCAGCCTGTGCTTTAAGACTGAGGTATTCTTCAGTTCGGACTATCCAGCCGGAATTCATTGCCGCTTTTTCGACAGGGGAGAAGTAACCGTCAACCGCCCATTCGTCGATGTTGGCCAAAGCGTCTGCGGCATCGGCTAGAGCTTGTTCGGCGGCGGCTTGCGCGGTTATTATCCTCTCGTAAGTGTCAACTGCGACGGCATATTTTAAATTGATAAGAGCGGTAAAATAATCCTCGGCCTTCTGATTAAAGGTCTCTCGGTCTATATCAACCGTGATTGGCAGTTGTGCTGTTTGTATCCAAAGAGGTAAGCCGATATCAAGTGGCGGATATGTAGCCGGTGGTGTCCAATCCGCACCACCGTTAAGATATGTTCCCCAAGCATCGAAAGTTGTTGACAAAGCTGTAATTAAAGCCGGATCGACCTCAAAGGTCTCTGCTTGTGCCTTCAGACTAAGAAATTCTTCAGTCCTTATGAGCCACCCTTCTCGCATGGCCGTCTTTTCGAGAACAGTGAACTTGCCATCTGAGGCCCATTCGTCGAGGAAACCTTTCGCAGTTGCCGCATCCAGCTCTGCCTGCTCTAAAACCGTTTTCGGTTCAAGGTCCGCGAAATTGATATTCAGCTCGAAATCCGCCCAGGTGAGCCATTCAGAATAAATACCGATGCCTACTGCGCGAACCCTAATATTGTAAATACCTTCCCCGGCGTCCTTCCAGTCAATAGTTGTGTCCGTTGTTTGCCCTGAAGATCTGGCGCCCAAGGAACTGATCATGCTGTACTCATACATGAGCGTTCGTGGATCAGTCGAAGCAGTCCACGATACATTTAGTGCCCGCATTCGGACTGCATTGTCTCCGATGGTATAGGTGTAGCCAACAACGTTGATGTTTGTCGGAGGCAGTAACAGATTAGGAAGAAGAGCGGTGTATATGGGAGGATCTGTTATAATGCCATACTCAACCCTTGCCCATTTGTCGGGGTCGTACTGGATGCCAGTGACATTGTAAAATCCATCTTCCTCTGTAGCGGTCAGGAGGACAAAGGGGCGCGCCCTTAAATTTGATGCAGACACAACCAGCACAGCCCCAACGAACGAATATTCATGCTCTGCAAGCGGCACAGACCAAGTCAGAGTGTCACTTGGCTCGGTATTGACTATTAGTTCACGCTCAACACCGCCGCCCTTTTCGGTCTGCAAAAACATCGTGTATGTTTGTGCCGGGTCCATTGCCGGCAGCTCTTTATCGAGTACCAGAGACGTTGTTGTGCCCGACTTAACCCGGCCCTCCATGGTAACAGCTGCATAGTTCGGGTCCTGGATCTGCATCAACTCGCCGGGTACTGCGTCAGCCCACTCCAAACCACCGGTAAACGAGACAGTTTCTCTCGCATTTACATCAGTATCAAGGGCGTACTTACCTTTGCGGATTGCTTCGGTTTTCGAGTAACACCCGATTGCGGCAAACTCAAACTCGTTGTATCCAAACTCAGTGATAGCTTGATCATCAACAAGTTCAATAACATCCAGCTTGCCAAGCAAGTCGGGATTGTTGTAAGACACCTTTACGACAGTGTGCCGGTTTCTTCTGGGAATTCCCGTATACTGAAAACCATCTTCAGAAACATTTGAAATACTTACCGGGCGGGATGGTGTTGTGATTGGCCGATCCTGAACGAAAGAAACTTGTCCGGCAACCCATATCAGGAAGGCGTTCATTGCCCCGCAAACATGAGCTACCGATTCCAGACCTTGATTTCTTGCTTGCAATACTCCGTTAAAAGAAAACCTCGGCTCAGTTTCTCCGCTAGATTGCGTATATGATCCATCCGCCTGTCTGACGTTCGCGATCTTCGGAACATGAGCGTCATTGTACTGAGCACATGAGTAAAGCGCCCACTTGTCAACCATATCCTCGGTGATGATATGCCCCAGCCCCACAATCGGATCTGTCAACAGATCATAAACTATCCAGGCAGGGTTATTTGTAACACCAATGACAAAGCTACCGTCCCAATCTCCGGAGTAAGTTCGCGCAATTGGGTCGTAGTTCGATGGTATTTTGATCTTTCTGCCGTTCAGCCGCCACGCTCTTGACGGGGTAGCGTCGCCGAACTGTTTGGCGCTGAAAGTGGAGGCAACCACGGCCCTGTCACAGTAATTTAATTTAGAATCAATAACGGAGGTGTAGCTGTACCAGGAAAAGGCGCTGACGTATGTTACCAGATTGCTGTCAGGGGAAAACCGTTCGACTTCGATTACCCACGGCGCTTGGCCGTATTGGATTAAATTTTTTATGGTGAACTGCAGCCTCGTTTCAGAGGTACATTTATCACTGACAATACCCTCGTCTAACGGGCTTATTACCTGGTATTTGTAAGCACTCCCGTTTTCGGATGTGACGTACACCGCGAACTGAAAAGCAGCGGCGGCTATCTCGCCATCGTCTTTTTGGTGCATTAGCGCCGGGATTGACAACGTGATCTTACAGTGGTCAACGTTCGGATCAGTTATTGTCCGGACAATAGGTTGCTCGTGAAGCACCTGTGTTGTCACAAGCACAGTGTTCTCAATGGTATTAAAGCCTTCGATGTAACCCTGATTTGAAGACCCAGGCCGAAACTCCAAAGAAATCCCCTTAAAATTCGCTGAACCGTCAGGATTGTGAACGGGGATATCATTGAAGAAGGTTGATTTGTAGATATCACCATCTACCGCAGGCCCGCCGATTTCCCCTTCACCAATAAGGTCAACGATTTTTGCGATAGTGTTCGTTTGCAAGGTGTTTTCCTGCTCGATACCTTTGCTAGAGCTCCCACCGCCACTATCCCCTCGACCTATCAGTATTTTACCGGTGCTCATTCGACAATCCTTTCAACTGTCAAACCACCGGAAACAAAGACCGAACCTACATACACATCAAAACCGTAAATGAGGGGGACCGCAGAACCGGCAGCGGCCCTATTTGTCGGCCCATCGAATATGTAGGATGCTTTTTTGTCTGCGCCTTCACCGCCGCCGCCCATTTTGGGGACGGGAGACAGTAGAGAGACAACGCCGGAAAGCACCAGACTAGCACCCATAGCACCCATATAGCCAGCATTAGCCCCTAGCCACCCCCAACCAGCGGCGCCGCCGATATACCAACTGGCGGCAATCAAAACTACGCCTATAAGTATCCTCACCGCTCCGCTGTACCCGATAGGCATAGGCAAAACATGCCAGGTTGTATCGGCAAACCGCATCTCTATTTCTTCTTCCGGCACGTCCACGGCTTTTTTAAATTCCGATCCACGGCGAATGTGATACTTTCTGTCCTTCTGAATATGCCCCCTGAACCCTGGCCGAAGCGCCTCGGCAGCCTTCATAAGCTCCGGCACCGATTTCACTTCAGCGTTTATGTATTTCCCGAATTTCTTCCGGAGATTTCCGTATAAAATTATCATAGCCTAATGACCTTCCTGATATACTTCTTCTGAAAATTCAGAGGATATTCACCGCTGACCCGGTTTAAAAAATGGTGCAGCACAAGGCTTTCACCGCTCACGACCGCAATGTGGTTGATATTTTTGGTCCCTCCGACAGCGTAAAACAACAAATCCCCAACCTCTATGTTGCCGATATCGACTGAATGGTATTTTATGTCAGTCTCGCGTAACTCTTTTTCGAACATATCGTCAGTTAACCAGAACTCGAAATCGTGTGGACGTCTTGGCAGTTCTATTTGCCTGTTGAACATGACGTAATCTTTAACCAGTGACACACAGTCGAACACACCATAGAACCACGGCCTGCCTATTAACGGAGCATCGGTACCAAGCAGGATGCAATCCATCACTGATTGGTTTTTCAGGTTTATAATGAGGGAGGGAATATCCAGCTCGATCTGTTGCTCCTGATCCGCTTTCGATGCCAAAGGGAAATCGTTATGGCTATGAACCATGCACTCAATATCATCGTTCATGTAATGGTGAAACCACCGGGGATCTTTTATTTCCGCCGTGGTTAATGGATCGTCAGATTCATTTTCAAAACGCAGATATTGACCGTTGGCAATGGCCCCGCAGCTTTCTTCCGGCCAAGCGTCCCGCGCGTGTTGCTTTGCATGTTCGACGGCCACAAGATCAAGATTTCCGATAAACTGATTAGGGTTGTAAGAAAATATCACAGGTAAGCCCTCCCAATCTGCCCGATCATCGGGAAACCCTTGAATGGTAAAACGTCAGTAGCAAGCGAAAACCGCAACTCGCAGTCAGAGAGTTTTTTGCCACATTTATCTAAATCGGCAGTCGTTGCTTCGCCGCTTGAATTAAAACACCCTGCCCCTACATACGGACAGGTTGCTGTGGTATAGTTAAAACCACCATCCTTAAATAGTCGGTATCTGTGCGAACAATAACTTGTCGTCTGCAGTCGTGGCAGCATCGTGTTGCCGATATCAAGAGGCGATACCAGTTCAAATTCGATCATGTATTTGTTCTGAGTAATCTTCTGCTCAATGAAAAAGACGTCGGCAGGGAACTGGGCGTTAGCATCGGCCTCGCTATGACCGTCGATGTATTTTTGAAACGTCCTGATCCGCGTTACCTTTGATCCCACAGCATCATTATGAGCGTTGAGTAGGCCCACAAAGGTGAGGCCGACATTGGCAACTTTGAGTCTCGGACGAGGCAACCTACCATCACCGATAACCTCCATGCCCGTCACTTCAAGAGGTAACGGTAGATAGTCCCTGCCGTTAAACCTGACAGGAAGGGTGCCTGAAGTGGACCAGAATGGGGAATCAGGGTCAAATGTCGTATCCAAACCATCGTCAGCCGTGTACGAGTCGGAAGGTGCAACTGCGGTTGGCTCTTCTGTCATCGGGGTGATGTAGTAAATAGAACCACCGATAAACGTTGTATCAATTGACCATAAGTCGACCAGTGCAGACCCGACATCAAGTCGCTGAATGTCTGATTTAATTTTCTCGTTTGTAGCCATCAGACAAGCCCTGCCCACTCTTGGAATGTTGCTGTTATTCTGGACATATTTCCGGAGATCGGAGCCAACTGCCACTTCCGGCATTTATATTGCTTCAACGGGCCCCAACCTTTACAGAAAGCCCAATTGAAATAAGTCGCATAATTCCTTGTGAGAAAATCGTCAATCGCTTCTATATCCGGATCTGGAAACTCGAAGGTTACACTCCATTCCGGCTGGATCGCGTTTATTCCGTCCGGGTAATCCTGTTCGTAGCCGTTTCCGAATTTGATAGACTTCATCCTCGGCTCAACGCTTTTCGTTACCTGGTAAGACGGTTGATACGTCAGTGTTTCAGCCATACAAAACCCCGCCGTAACGCGTCTGCTGTGATATGATATCCACCACTTCTCTCTTTATAGCCATGGCTATTTTATTCGACAGGCCTGTTTTGTCTTGGTCCGTTCCTCCAGCCCCGCTTTGAACAGTAATGTGGTTGGTTACATTTACGCCGCCTGTCGCGCTTGCGTTGTTCCGCATTTGGACTGGGGTAGTTACTGCTTGGGTCGGCACAAGACCACCATCAGCGAATTTAGGTACGCGGGAACTTTTAGGTGGCTGAACGGTATTTCTTAACATCTCCAGAAAATCCTTGGGGATGAGCTTCTGCCTAAAGGCTTCAAATACATCAGCGCCATAATGTTCCACAACATCTACCGGTTCGACGAACTCTTTGGCTGTGGCCATTATCGGGATGTTGTCCGCTTTCTTATGCGGGGAGTGGCCGCCGATTAAGCCGCCCTCAGCTCTACCACCCCAATTCATACCGGAAGCACTATAGAGGCCGGCACCGGATGAAGGGACAGTGGACCCGAACATGGAGCCCACCATTGAGCCTATTCCTTCTATGGCCCCCATCAGTGCCATCTTCAGATAGATCTTGGCGAGGTCTTTAAGTACGCTACGGGTTAATTCCGAGAAGGCTTCCTTGGCAGTCTTTGTCCTATCCGCAACATCCAACAACCCGTCGGCAACCCCATCAGTCAGGGCGTCACCAACTACATAGGCTGCTTCCTGCATGGACTCGCCCGCGGACTGCATATCTTTTTTCCAATTCTCCCAACCATACTTGAAGGCTGCGAACATATCGTCGGTCGCCGCCATCATCCGGGCTCTACCTTCTTCATAGTAGATTACACCCTTGTTCATTGCCTCCCGGACGGTGTCGATGTATTGCTGGGCAGAAATTTCCCCACGTCGCCAGGCGTCCTCTTCCAACTGCATACGTTCAGCCAAGATAGCTCGGGAGAAATCCAAGGCTTCTACTTCTTTTTCGTTTATAGCGTCCTGCAGCCTGAGCTTTGCCGCCAGTACTTCAGAATCATTGGCACTGTTCATGCCGCTGATCTTATCAAACTTCTCCTGCGCTTTAGCTATCTCTAGGTCAGCCAACTGCATACTCAGTTCGTGGGCCTGCTTCATGTTGTTGAGTTCGGTGTCACGACCTGGGACAGCTACATCAGTACCGACCTTTTCAAGCTGGTGCTGCAGGTCCAAGGCTTTCTCCGCATCCGTTAAATCCTTTATGGCTTGGATTTCTTTACGGACACTCTCCACATTCTCATTCGACAACTGGGCCTTCTTGATCATCAAGTTATTGAGCGTGGCTACGTAGGATTCGTTTTCCCCATACTTGTTGTGAAGCTCGGTGTATTTCTCGATAAGGTCGTCGATCGTGTCCATCTCTTCCTTCTGGATCGCGACCCTGGCTGCGCCTTTAGAAATTTCCTCGTTGGCTTCCTGGGTTTTTATCTGCTGAATCCGTAACTCGGAAGAGCGCGCAAACATTTTCGTTGCTATTGCATCAGCCTTTTCTCTCTCGGTGGTAAGCCGTTTGATACCCGCGATCTCTGCACCTAAGTATTTCTGGGTGGCATCTTGCGCTCTCTTATGGGCGGCTACCAGTGCTTCAGGATCTACTCCAGACTCTTTCTCCAGCGCTGCGTGGTGAGAGATCGCCAGATCCATTATCTGCTTATACGTTTCCTTGGTTTTATTTATTTTAATTTGAGCATACTTCTCGTCGCTCAAGCTGCCTGCAGCATTGGCTTTCTCCAACTGCAATAATCCCATAGCCAAGGCTGTTTCCTGCTCTTCCTTGTATTCCTGGAACTCCTGTTTAACAGTCTCTGGATCAAGAGAAATCTTGACAGGTTTTCTGCCTAAAAGATCATCTTTCTTTTTGGCGAAGTTGGCGGCAGCGTCCAGAGCAACTTTCAAGTCCGCCTTCATTTTCTCTACTAAGCCATCTGTAAAACTAGAGGGCATGACGTTGTTACCAAACAGCTGCCGAGCGGAATCCATATGCTCAAGCCCTTTAGTAAAGGAGTTGACTATCTCCTCATCCGTCATCTGCCTAAGCTTACCGTCTCTGATATAGTCCTGAATGTATTTGGCCTGCTCCGCAGAGAAATCCTTCTGTACACCGGCTACAACCTCTTCAGACTGAATGGCCTTGCGAAGGCTGCCGTCGTAAGACAACATTCTTTTAGACAAGTCTTCTATTGCCTTACCAGTATTCTCCATACCCTCAGCGGCCTTAATTTGTAACTGTCTCTCCTGTTCCCTGTTTATGGCAGCCAGGACCTTGCGTAGTTCCTCCGCGTTTCCAGCAGCTTTCTGCAGGGCTACAGCAAAGGCTGGGTACTCTTCTATAAGTTTGTCAAGGACCTCTTTATGTTGCTCCTGGGTGGTTGTGGTATTGCTGAATACCTTCTCTGCCGCTTTAATTATAGAAATGTTATCCGTCAGCCGATCCTTGACGACACCTAATTGAACCGCAGTGTCCTTAAGGGTTTGGCTGTAAGTGGCATATTCGTATGCCAGGTAGCCGATGGCTGTCACGGCTAGAGCAATCCAGTTACCAACCACCAGTGTTCTCAATACTGATACAGCAGCAGACAAACCGGTTACTGCGGTGGCAGCAGTAAAGGATGCAGCAGACACCGCGGCTATTCCGGCTGATATGGCAGCGAGTGCGGCCGCCACGGCAGGGCGCCCTATGAACCAACCAAAAGCCGCGATAAGTAGTTTTGCCGCACCAACAGTAATGGTTATTTGTGCTGCCAACTGAACCATTCTGTTATTGGCCAGATCAGTTATAACGTCAGCCAGCACTCTCCCGACGTTAACCAACGCCTTCAGAACACCAGTAAATCCGCCCTCACCCATGGCTATCCAGATGTTCTTGGTCTTATCCTGTAAGTTTTTGTACATCAGGCCAAGGCCCTGTAACTGGACGGCAGCCATCTCAGCGGCTGCGCCTTGGCGGGTAACCATAGAGACGAAAGAATCATATAGATCTACATTCTTAACAAGGGCGGTGGCTACAGCAGATCCTCTGATGCCAAAAGACTTCATGGCACCCTCGTTGTCCTTGATTACTTTCTGCAGGTTGTGCAGGACTTTGGATATACCCAACGACTCGATGCTGAAGTCTGCCATTGACATTCCAGCCGCAGCCACATACCCCTTAAATGCTTGGGTAGGAGCAACAAGCTTAGAAATAACTTGACGAAAGCCCGTCGCCATGGTCGATGCTTTCAAACCGTTGTTCCGTAGCACCATCAAAATCCCGGCTGTTTCATCAAGAGACATGCCGGCGTTATGCGCGGCTGGGCCAATATAGTTCATGGCCGTTTTAATGTCTTCGATGGTCAACTTGGATTTATTTACCGCATTGGCAAAGATGTCTGTGACTCCCCCGGTTTCGGCTGCCTGAAGACCAAAGGCTGTGATGGCAGTCGTTACCAAGTCCACCGTAGTGGCCATCTCCGTCAATGTACCTGTGGCCAGGTTGGTGACTCCGGGAATTGCCGCTATAACATCTTCTGCATCAAAACCGGCCTGTCCGAGAAGCTTCATACCTTCCGCTGTCTCGGCAGCAGAAAATTTGGTATCGTTGGCCACCTTCTTCATGGTGGTGGCCATCCGCTCCAATTCTTCTGTAGTGGGGCGAACAATAGCTTGGAGGTCTTTCAGCGACTGGTCATAAGTTGCTATGGTGGAGACTGCGCTGCGTATCCCGGTAATGAAGGCAAAGACAGCAGAGGATGCCACCATGTATCCGGCGTAAGAGCGGAGTTTCTTGGTGACCAAGTCTATAGCACCACCAAAGGTGGTGAAAGATCGGGCAGCCAAGTCCTGTCTTTTCTGGAGCACAGACAAAGCGTAACCAGCTTTCTCCGTGCTTAACTTGTACTTGTCTATATTGGTTAGAACTCTCCTGGCGGCTTCGCCATACTTGTCCTGACTGACTCGGAGCTCTTCATATTTGCGCTTTAGTTTCGTAGTCTCAACAGCTATAGCTGCTGTGGACTTAGCCGACTTCGCTGCTGCGACCTCCGCTGCCGCTCTCGTTGCGATCAGGCGTTTTAAGACGGCAACCTGCTCTTCATAAGATAAGGTGGTCTTGCTTAACGTAGCTATCTGCTTACTGTAATCGGGGAACGCTGTTTTTAACTTCTGGAAAGAACGGGCTGATTGCTCCGCGGAAGTAGTGACTCCCTTAAAACTGGCCTGTAACTTAGCCAGTCGAATACTCAGCTCCGCAAGTTTTTGATTGTCACTGGCTAAAGGAGTGAACTTGGCAAATACATTCCTGGCACTCGCCCCCACTGAAGTCGCAGAGGACAGTAACTTATCGTATTTCAGCGCCAGGTTATTAACGCTGGCGGCAGCCTTATCACTTAAGTTGGCAGCAGCTATCGCATCCTTGTTCTTTTTTAACTGAGCGGCAGCGGCCACATCGTGGGCTGTTTTGAGACGCTTCAGAACAACCACCTGTTCATTGTAAGACAAGGTAGTTTTACTTAGCGCAGCTATCTGTTTGCTGTAATCAGGGAACGCGGATTTTAACTTTTGAAACGAACTGGCTGACTTTGTCGCCTCCGTCGAGGTATCACGGAAGCCCGCTTGAAGCCTGCCTAATTGGGTCTGCAGAATGTTAAGCTGCCCCATATCGTTGGCTTTGGGAATGTAGGCGGCAAACAGATTGGCTGCTGAACCGCCAGTGGTCCCTTTCGCATTAATAACGTTATGGAATTGAGCTTTTAACTCCTTGAGTTTCGCAGTGGCCTTGACTGAGAGGTCCGCGGTTTTCTCCAACTCCTTGTTTGTTGCCCACTGAGCTTTTGTAGCTTTAGCTTGAGCGGCTACCAGATCAGCTTCATTCTTTTTACGGGCTGCTATTCCTTCGGACTGCGCTTTGGATAAATCCCTTGTGGCTTTTATCTGACCTTCTAAACCACCGGTGAGCTTATTAATACTTTTAGCTGCTTCTTCAAAAACCTTGGCGGGCGCTTCCTGACCGACCTTCCGCATAGCCTTGGCGGACTCAGACATAGCCGTAGCTATCTGCCTGAACCCTGTGGCGATGGAACTGAACGCCTGCCTGGTCCCCGCTTCAATTTTGGAGCCTAAACCCAGTATTGCTTTTTGCTCACTCATCGATTTCCTACTCTAATTCAGCCGAATACTTTGGCTGGGCTGGTGCCATCTTCTGCCCAAACGGTTGCCAGTGCTTTAACATTTTCTGTGTTAACTCTTCCCGTTCCTGCTGTGACATTTTTTCATATTGTGCTGGGTCTCCAAATAACATTGGACTTGAACTTTGTGTACTCGGTCGCGATACTGTTTTAGGCTGCGTCTTGCTACCACCTTTATCCTTGGCACTCGCGTCCAAATCTATCCCGTGGATGGCCGCCATGAACCTGTTTTGGTTGTAGGCTTGCTCATCTGCTGCTTTGTGCAGGAAGAGGAATTGTGGATAGGTCAGACCCCCCTCCCTATACGACTTCACATAAAAGTCCTCGGGTCGATACGTCGGGTAGTTCCGCATAACCAAGGCTATGGCGTTATCTAACCCCTCGGACCTAGCTTCTAGGCTTTCGCCTGACTGAACAGGCTCTTCACCCGCTTCACTAGGTCCAGAGCCTTTCCCACTGAACCCTCGTAGTTTATGGTGAACAGGATGTCGACTATCTCAACAAACTGGTCGTTGGTAAGGTCGGCGGTAGTGACACCGTCTGTGGATTTCTCCAGCAAGTAATCAATGTTTTCTTTAATTATTTCGATACCTATCCGGACAGCTTCCATGTCCTGACTGGTTTCGTCCGTAGCCTTATTTAGCAATTCATCGGTAACACTCTTGGTTATATCAGAGTAGTCCAGTTCGCTAAATTTATTGAAAGCGCTGATTAATTTTTCGGGGAGGGCGATTTGATCCGCCATGGAAAGCGGGTAGACATGTTCTTCGCGTAGTTCTCTTACGCCTACTTCAATTTTTCTAACCTGCGGGTTTAATCCTGACATTATGTTCTCCTAAGAAGTTAAACCTCAAGCTGTACCAAGAGGTACAGCTTGACTATTCAATTAAGACCTATGTTAACTGCTGGTAAACAAGATTTGTCCGTTTGGCATGTTGTCCCATACTGCGTTACCGCCAGCGGTGTCGCTGGAAGCGCCCATGGATTTAATGGATATGGTTACAGCTGCGACGTCTTCTGGTTGCTGGTCCAGGCTTAGACTCGAAGTAATATTCGCTCGAGGGAAAATTATGATCATCTTGTGTCTCGGATCGGGGAACGTGTAGTAAGCCTCAACCCGAAGATACTTAGGAGCCGCAACAGTTCCGAGCGGGATAGCACCGACATGGGCATTACCAAAGGATGCAGAGCCCGTAGTGGCCGCTACAGTGGTAAAGGTCTGAGATTGCCCTGCAGCCCAGGTACCGGTAAAGTGGTTAGCCGGGATAGTAAAGTATGGATCCCCTCCGTTATCCGGAGAGAACGCTGCCGTTATTGCTGCACCGCCGACATCTCCGGTATTCTGGCCGTACACCTTATAGTTGGTTGCGTCGGTGAATATTACAGACCAAACATCAGTGACAACACCTCCTGCATCGTCAACCACCAAATCGTCGACTACATGAGTACCAGCTACGGTTTGGGTGGTGTTTATAATAACAGCAGCGGATAGATCAGCGAAAGGATCCATACCACGAGAGAGAGCCAAAGTTTTTGGCGTAATCTCTTTAAAGGCACACTCCAACATGTTCGTTTCCCGGATAGGGAAAGTGGCATCGAAAGTGAGCGGGTACCCGGACTCCAGGTCGAAGTATGTGGTTTCCGAGTTGAAGCTGGTGGATGCCATAGCACCCAAAGAATCAGCAGCTGACAACGCAGCTCCTGTAGTCAAGATATGTGTCGCCGCTCGAGCAATCCTAATTTGGCTCAGGCCAAGTTGGACAGTCGAGGCGTCGCGAGTAATGGGGCCGTTTCTCATCGTGGTTCTCCAGTAATTGTTTGAGCCGAGGTTTATTCCGTCTGCACGGACTGCTAACTTTTTTAGTTTTAACTAATCTGATTAGTACGTTCTAACCTTTGTTGGGAAAAAAATCAAATACATTAAGATGCCTGCAACTCTTTTTTATGCAGGTTATCTTAATCGATCCATGGATTTCCATATCAACAACCGGTTGTTTGTTGGTTCCAAACCTACCAAACTGAAACTGCCACAGTCCGTTGTCTTTTCTTATTAGGAGTCGTTTCCCACACTTAGCGCATTTTGCTTCGTACATGAGCTCTACACCGTGGCAAATTTTAGTTTAATAGGCACCAAACGATACAGAGTTTTGTCGTCAGCTACCTGTTCATCAGTAGGTGTTCCAATACTGATCACCATACTGGAAACTCGATTGTTATTATCGTTGATATCAAGCAGAGGAATGGCTTTCAATCCGTTGCCGTCTGGATCAGTGTTCACCAAGTAAGTCATCAGCAGATCCCTAGTTTGGGCCAGGAGCCGGCCAGCAGAAACTGTAGGCGTCCCTCTGGAAAATATGTAGGCGTTAACTCTGGCTTCCGACAAACCCCTGTTCGGGTAAATGCCGTCGAAGTGGAACTTCACCCACCGATCATGCTCTACCCCAGTCGTGCTGTTCATCGGCAACATGAACACGTAAGCGAAATAGATAGGCACTCCGTCAACAGCCTTCAGTCCGTCGTAGAAAAACTTCTTAACGGAGAACTGAACGCACTCCTCACTCAGGGTCGGGTGTAGAGACATTGGGGATAAGCTCCTTTAAGGTGTCTTCGAGTTCCGGGTAGAATCGACTATGTAGATAGGTGTTGGCTGCGACGTGGGCAGGGTCGTCGCCGTCCATATTGAAGGTCATATGGTCCATAATTGTTTTCAGGTGCTTCAGATCGTCAAGGGAGTAACCGACTATTATCTGATAGCCTACTGGTATTACTTCTATTACTCTCATATTAGCTGTCTCTGTAGTGTTTGAAGTTCGGCATCCTTCCGGTCAGTGCGGTGTTGATGATTTCTTCTACCTCTTGAGCTGTGAGGCCGCCGCCGGTGAGCTCTGCCCTCAGGGTTCTTCTAACTATCTGCTCTTGTTTCTGAGAAATTTCTTTAGCGCCCCTAGCCGTCATGGTGACCAGCTTCTGTGCAAAGCTGGATATCTTTTTGGACGCGTTCTCTGTGTACTCGGCAAATTGGACCATATCCGCGGCTATCTGGGTGGTAGACACTCCGGAGCCTCCGTCGGTATAGCTCTCCTCCACTTCATTCTCGTCCCGGTCTTTCAACTCAGCCCAAAAAGTTTCATACATCATACGGGTAAACGCCTCGTACCAATCATCTGAAGTCTCGCCAATCCAGCTTGCCATAGACCCTGTTATGATCGGCCTATGTGGGACCTTAGCGTGGCCTATCTCATGGGTTAAAGCATAATCTCTTACCCTTACTCTATTCTTTCTACCGTCAGGGCCGCCTGTCGGGTTAACGAAAAAATTACTCCGCACCCCAATAGTAACACCGCCGCCTGAGTATCGGAGTACACCCAGAGCATCAGCAGTAGCCCCAGTGAGGCTCATTACTGGTTTGCCTCTAAACTTAGGTATCTTGTTTTTCCACTCGCGGTAGTGATCACTTAAAGGAGCCAGTGTTGGGCCTTTGTAACCAGCCCTGTCCCCGGCAATCATTTTACGAATGTAAATTATTGCACTGGTTGCCATGGCCTTAGTCAACCTACCACCGCCAGCACTTACACCTTCTGGAACAAAGTAGTAAGTGGATCTCTTCAAGGCGTCCACACCCTTACCAAACCTGACTATCTCGTTGGAAAACTGCCCTATACTAAGGGACTTTGCTGAGCCGGAGGAAGAGAATACTTTACCGAATGTCAACAACGTTCCAGACATTGCTCTCTTACTGTCCTTCTCAGGAACCCTGCTCATTACGGCCTCGTCTCTTCGGAAAGAAAAATGGCTCTGATGCCGACAAAGTTGTGGTCTTCGATGTGGTCAACTTTATACACTCGCCCCGTGTTGGATCGCCATTGCATGCCCATGGCCACCTCCGAGAAGTAATCGCTGACGAACATCTGCAACTTACTTGTGGTTACGTCCATTGAATCTCTGCCAATCGATTTTATCCTGGACCTGTAAAGTTGATCCATGATAGTGCCGCGGATCTCCAGCTCTGGGTACACCAGTACCCAAAAATTGTTTTCGTCATAGTCAGGACCTGGCGGGGCGTCTTGGTCATACTTATAGAACCCACCCTTGGTGTTTACTCGGTACCCGGAAGCGACGTATTCCACGACCACGTTCTCGAACATCTGCGGAGCCATGGCTGTGATGAGCATCTCTGTAATATTTGGCTCCTGCCCCCACCGAATGGTGTCCCCGACAGAGGCCACCGTTGGGGAGTGCAGGCTTATATCAAAGAAGAAAGCCCGAATGGCTGGGTTAGTGTGTTCAGTGTGGTCGTTGCTGTCCATATAGTCGGTGGACGTCTCCGTTCCGTTCGGTTTACGAACAGTGATCAGAGAGCCCACTTCAGCCAGGACAGCTCTCACTTCATCAGCGATACCCATACGTCAGATCCCGTCCTAATTGATCGTAAATAAAGCCTGCCGGGTTCATGAAAAAGCCCTTGGCGAACAGAGCACTCATTTCATCGTCCATCCCACCCACATCCATAAGAGCAGCTTCCTCTTCCATTGCCTTGGCAAAGGCCACATCAGCGGCACTGATCAGCTTGAAGTAGTTGTCAAATTTGTGCTGCAGCTTGATCTGCTTATATTGGAAGCGCTCCGCCTGCAGCACAAGGATACTATAAAGGGCGTGGCGCCTGCAGCGTTCTATCAACCAGTAGGCTTTCCTCGAGACAAGAATAGGGTACACCCAACCCAACTCTTCAAAGGCCTGGGCTATAGCCGCGTCCTGGGCTTCTTCGGTAAGAAGTGTAGCCCAAGTGGTGCCCATCAAGGCAGCCAGTCTGGCTTTCAATTCTGTTGCATCTGCAATTGCCACGGTACCCTCCTAAATTATTTCTTCCCGCTAACCGGTCTCTTCACTACGACGTCTGCAGGCTTTTTCTCCGCTACTACTTCAGCAGGCTTTTCCTCAGCTACTACTTCCTTAGGCTTTTCCTCAGCTACTACTTCCTTAGGCTTTTCCTCAGCTACTACTTCCTTAGGCTTTTCCTCAGCTACTACTTCCTTAGGCTTTTCCTCAGCTACTACTTCCTTAGGTCTCGCCGCCCTGACGATTACTTCCTCGATATGCGGTGAGCCTAACTCAAACTCTTTCTCCAAGTCCTCCGGAATGTTATCACCTTCATAGTCCCCAATCGGGAGAATTAGTTTGGAACCGAAGGCCAATGTTGCTTTCAAACGGAGGATTCTTTTATCTTCACTCATCTTTTCACCTTAATGGTCTGTTTAAACTAAAAAGCCCTACCCCGGCGAAGGGGCAGGGCTGTCAACTGCAATACTGTTATCTGTATCCTTTTTAGAATACGGTTAATTCATACGAGCAGTCAGGGTGATACACGACAGGTAGGGACTTGTTCTGGATACGGACGATGGTGCCTTCCGGATCAAACTCGTCCTTGGTGTCCATGGTAACGCCGTAATTTCCCGCAAGGCCAAAAGGAGAAAGCATATTTTCAGCAATCTTCATTCCGTCAGCATTGGTGTCAGACCACATGATGAACTTGTTGTCCTTAACAATCTTATCCCGAACACGGACAGAATCCTTACCGGCCACATAGGAACCGACCAGAGCAACTGACAGAGTAATAGTGCCGTCGCCTGGTTGAACAGAAGCTACTACCTTGTCTTCCCAAGTGTTTGGTTTAGAGTCATCATAGAATCGAACAGTAGCCCCGACAGACACATCCTCTGAGTGAGAGACATTGATAACTGTATCACCAGCTGTGGCATTCGCAGTAAGGATGAGGTCGATTTCACAGAAATCGTCAAACACATTCAACGGTCCAACACCCATCAGATTACCGATAACAGCAGATGGGTTCTTAAAGAGGTCCCCGTCACCGAAAGCGGACTTGGTTAACAGCGCCTGAATTGTGCTGTCAAGCATTAGGGTACGGAGCAATTGGCTATTCAGTGTGCAATACTTGGCAGAGATACCTGCGTCATCACGGAGAACTTGATTACCGGTAAGGATATCGTCCATGATGTTACGGGTAGAACCTCCGTTCCACTTATAGTTGGTGGTCAGAGTAACCTTGTGGGTTGTCGGAATTCCATAGTTCACGGTAATACGGGTACCCCCTTTGGCCAGATAGGAAAACCCGCCATGAAGTACAGCATTGGACATCATCCACTCACGACGACGATCCATACGGTTACGAAGTTTCTGGACCATCTTGGCGACCTGACGAACACCCTGTTCTTTGCCACGGTCGGTACCAACTTGACGAAGGTTGTTTAATACGACCTCATCAAGGAAACCAGCTTCCTTCATATAGGCAACTTTAGCGGACCCGGAGCCAATACCGTCGACACCGATTTTCGGTGCAACAGCGCCTGGGGCAACGAACGGGGTCATGCCGGCAGAGCCGTATTCAACTTCCCATTCGATAGAGTCACTAAGAGCCCGTACCTCAGGGAACATATTAGTGAAGGCCAGCGTTGGCGCGGTAGGCAACTTCTGGACCAATTTATTAAGCGTTGTGAGCTGAAGCTCAGCAATTCCTGCGGAACCTTTCATGTTATATTCCTCTTATTTCAGGATAGTGTATTTACCCCGGACAACAACTCCGAGAGAAGTGATAGCCGCAGCATCCATACCAACAAGGGCATTGGTGTAAAGAACAGCGTTGGACAACAGGATTGAAACATTGGCTCCCACAGGTGCAGGGTAAGCCACACTACCAGTATCCACAGATTGATCGATTAAACAGGTTGCCGCAGAAAACTTGCCGTCGGCAAGCGTCTTATGGTAAACGTTGGCCAATTTAGCCACCGTAGCGGTGATGACATTTGTCACTGTTACTTTGGTAAGGCCAGGGACTGCGTCCACAACGATAGCAGTGATTGCGCCACCGTCGGTATAAGTGTCATCACTGTCTGAGCATACTATCGTCTGACCGACTTTAAACTTCAAAGCTGCGGCGTTGGTCATGAAAAGGTCTGCGGATGCAGTAACATCGGCAGACAAAAACGACCGACCAGGATTAGTAACCGCGATAACTGTTGGGATATAAGGGACGATGTACTCACCCAGGGTAGCCATAACGGTACCCTGCTTCAGGACACCGAAGCCCCCGAGAATTGTTGCATCAAGTATCAGCGCCTGTTCCGGGTACGAATGGTACAGGGGCAGAACTTGTGGAGATCGGCCAGATGCGTTGAATTGGGCGGTAGATCCGCCGAGGCCGTAAGTCTGATTCATATTGTGGTTCCTCCAGGTTAGGATCTTTTATTATTTAGTCACGCCCAACATAGCCAACATGCTGTCGCAAGTGGCGTCGGCTTTGGCCTCTTCATCGGTAACGTTCGATTCACCACCGCCAGCTCCGAATCCTTGAATAACTGGGTCCTTTACTTCCACATTCAGGTCCTTGGCCCAGCCGGTGATTTCCGCACCGATAGAGGCTTCGTACCCTTCCGCGTCAAAGGCGTCATCCTTGGTAAAGGACTCAGGAGTAGCACAAGTCATACGAACCTTGGCCTCCAAACGCGATGGGATACCGGAAGCGGCGAACACCTTATTAAAAGTGCCCTCAGATTTAATCTGAATGGCTTTTTCTGCCTGAACAGCTTTGTCCTTCTCAAGGGCCTTGAGACGGGCATCGTTTGCTGCGTTGATTTCGTTTGCCTTATCGGCTGCGGCTTTCAAATCGGCGTTCTCTTTTTCCAGCGCAGTCAATTTTGGATTAACAGTGGACAGAGCCTCTTGAGCTCCCTCACCCCGAATCGCAGCATACTCTTCGGGAAACTTTTCCTGATACTCAGTTCTCTTCATCTGGGTTTCTCCATAAGATGAATATGATGTTGAGGACTCTTCATCTAAACGATCAAGGAGTGCCTCTAATGTATCGACTCGATCCGCCATCCCAACCTCGACTGCGTTGTTTCCGGTAATCATGCCGCCTTGGCCAAACTGCTCTAATACAGTTTCAAGACTAACTCCCCTACCTTTAGCCACGTCTGCTGCGAACACCTCGGCGATGCTGTTCACTACTGCGTAGGCTTCGGCTGCACCCTCTTCAGATTCAGGATCCAGCACTTTCTTGGGACTGATAGAGCTTACAAACTTCAATTCCTTCGGATACTCATCGTCGCTTTTCTTTCTATACTTGGTCATCGACATGATGGCCCCTATACTCCCGACGCTGGAGGTAGGTGACAAACTGACCTGACTCATCTGCGACAGCAGCCAGTACATAGCTGAGGCGCCCATGCCCTGGACGTGGCCGTAAACCGGTTTCTTGGCACCCGCGATCATTGAGCCAAACTCATCAACCAGGGTTGCGGCTCCACCAGGGGAGTCGGCAGGGATAACAATATTTTTTACTTCTGGATCATTCTCGGCCGCCTTGAAATCCTTCATCGTCATGCTGAGCGACGTCGCTCCGCACAGCCGAGTCATCAGATTGGCGCGGGGAAATATCGGTCCGGTAATAGGGATAACCGCCGTAGAGCCCCGGCGATAGACGCCGCGATTAACCATATCGTAGGCTTCGGCCTCCTCAGAGCCATCCTCAAGAGGAATACCTCGGGCCTGCGCCATACTACGGAGTACGTCGCCGCTGTTCTTGTCGACCAGTATGGCGTACATCTCTTGCAGCCAGCTTTCCTGAATGGCCCAGGGGCTATTCAGGAGCGCTGCCGCAATTCTTGTATATGTTTGAGTCATAGTTAGAGGCCCCTCAATTTTTTAAATTCTTCAAACAATATAAGGCTAGTCTAAAAAAGTCAAGCACTATTAACCTATCAATCTTCGTCCTCCCCAACCTCTTCATCTTTTTCCCGAGGTACTAGTTTCTTCAGCCCGGGCTCGGACAACCCTTCTTCCCTTTGCTCAACCTCCTCAGCCGTCAGCAGCTTCGGGTAGTTGCTCTCTTCTGTGGCGGCTTTCAACCGACTGTGGTGATAGTTCTGGAAGCCCAATCGATTGGCGATATCCTCGTTGGACATCCCCAGTGTCTGGGTGACCGCTCCGTGTTTTACGCCCAGCAGGGCCTTCACTTTGCTGTCCAGATCCCCCATCTCGGAGGTTGGGAAATTAATAGAAATAGTCTTGTGCGCTTCGACGGCGACTTTCTTAAACTTAGGTTTCTTGTTCTCGAACTTGTAGGCCTTGTTGACGGAAGTGGTCCACGGCATATGGCCGGTCTTCGAGTAAAGAAACAGCGCCCCACGCCAAAAGCCATGGATCATAAACCGCTGTAGGTCAGCGACCTGGTCTTGGATGCGGTCGTTGATCGGTCCTCGACTCATCTTCACCCCGCCATAGGTCTGTCCCGAGGAACTCCCGGTCATCTGGTCTTCGGCAGTATTCAATCCCGCCGACACCAAACGGAGAATGTCGTCGTCCTGGTTGGTGATTGAGGCAAGCTTCGGGTTATTACATACCAGGTCAAAACCAGGCGGCAGCATGACCGTCGCCCCCGGCACCTTCTTCTGCATCAAGCCGGTTTTGGCTCGTTCATCCTCAGACATCCCCAGCCACAACCTAAAGGACGCCCGATCCTGGACCTTGATCGTCCACAGGTACGCGCCCGAGGACTTCTTGTGGTCCAGTTCCCATTTCTTAATGTTGTCGTAGTGCTCGAGCCACTCAAGAGCTACCTTGGCTCGCCCAACATTTCTCGACGTCACCAGCCCCTGGTCAAACTGCACGACAAACTGCGTGTGGCCGCCAAGGTCTTTGAATTTGGCGTGGCCGTTCTTGCCGGCTATTTTACTTTCAACAACCGACGTCCACTCCGGGTGGGTTTTCAAGGTCGCCCACAATTCCGGGTAGTAGGCTAAATTTATCGAGGGGATAAACCGTTCGGTGGTCACCATATTAACTACCGTTTCCGTTCGGTACATCAGCGGGAACATCGGTTTGTTCTCCGGAGTTAGGATACCCGAACTATTTTTGAATCCCTTAATTGTGGTTGGGCTGAGGAAATCGACTTCGACAAAGCCGTCCTTGTGGATAGTGAAGACGAAAAAGAGCTCGCCCTGGATCACCGATCTGGCGATATACTTGGAGAAGTGTTGCGCCAACATATTCCTCGGGTCGTCCCAGATCCGTTCCATAAACTCGTCCGCCTTCGGATACGAGCTGTTCTGTTCAAAGCCGTAACCGGACAGACGACCGGTGGTGTCCATCACCGTGGTAAAAACAAACGGATTACGGTGAAACTTCGCCCAGCAACGCTTCTGCAACTCATCAAAGCCGGTGTAGGAGAAATCATCCCCCACCATCTTCAAGGAAAAGCCGTCCTCGTCGACAGCATGGG